TGTGTCAAAAAGAATGTAGTGTATATGCGGTATAGCACCACCTTAATGCCATAGGAACTGCATTATGTAGGTGCTAAAAGTTCTTTAACTGAATTTCTATATCGTCCTTGCCTACAATTACCTTATCAATTATAGTTTTGAGTATAGAGTTTTTTTGAGACTTGCTGATACCATCCCAGATGTCGGCAAGTTTTTTTATATTCTCATAGACAAATTCTTTTTTCTGCTCATGCTGACCATTTTTTCTTTCAGTTGAAATCTTTTCGGTAGTCTCTCTGATCTCAGTCTCCAAAGTCTTAATCATATCCAAAACCATGTCGTTTCCCTCTGCATACAGGGTGTATAGCCGTTTTAGCTTTGATTTTTGTTTTTCAAGCTGGTTAGTCAGTATTTGCAACTTTGTTTCTTTTGCCTTTGGCTTGTATTGTGATAGATTTATTGAGATGCCAAGTATCTCATGCTCAAATGCTATTTCAATATCGCTTGCCCATGCTCCGGGGTTGTCGCAATCTGTATTGTAGTTTGGCAAGTAGTCCAAGTATTTGTCGTGTGAGCAACAATATATCTTATGAATCCCCATGCCAGTTATCTTCTGGTATCGCATCTTGCAACCACAGGTTTTGCAATAACACAAACCTGTAAGCAAATGTGGCTCGGTAAAACTGTATACATGTTGTTTACGTCTACTTTTTCTCAACTCCTGAGCAAGATAAAATTTGTCACGCTCAAATATCGGCTCATGCAATCCTTTATATGTGCCGCCCTTGTATGGGATATAACCTATATTAACAACCCCTGTGAGGATATTTCTCACAACAAATTCGCTCTTATAGCCAAGTAGTCTCTGAATTTTTACGTCGGACATACCGCCAATAAACAAATCCATAGCTCTATTAGCCTGTTCGGCACGTTCAGGAATCGGTACAAGATAGCCAAGGTTTTTATCATATCGGTAACAGTATGGTGTATTGCCACCGCCCATCCAGTAGCCATTTTTAACTCTCTCCAGCATACCGCCGCGCATTCTCAGCAGCATTGTGTTTCTATCGTATTCGGCAACTGCCGCCATAATATGTGTTTGAAACTTGTCTTGTGGTGTTTCATACCTGGCAAAATCGTGTACGCTATTAACTCTGACACCTTTCGGTGTAAAGAGTTTTTCGATCATGTATAATGCATCTACAGAATCCCTTGCTAGTCTGTCCAGCTTATATACTACTATGTCGTTTATTTTTGATATATCCGATATAAGCCGTTGCAGTTCAACACGCTTGGTCATGTCCATCCCAGATAGTCCAGCATCAATATACCAATCAGTGATTAGCATTTCATTTTTCTTACAATATTCTTCGATATCTCTTTTTTGACTTTCAAGGCCGTAGCCCTCTTCAACCTGTCTTTCTGTTGACACTCTTATATATGCCACACATTCCATTTCTATTATCCTCCTACGTAAAATGTGCCGCATATACACTACATTCTACGGCACATTCTACTTGTCATTTATTTACTTGTCAACCAATCATGCTAGCTATTGTTCTCACCACATCATCAGACAGAACAATATCAGCAATATTCACTTTCTTACCGTTTTGTGTAACCACAACATTCATCTGCTTTTCCTCCGATACTCCGCCTTTGCCTTTAAACTTCTGTCTATCAGATACTTGTCAACCGCTCGGCTCTTCGACCTCTCGTTAAACACTTTGCTGTTCCATTCATCGTACACTTTTTTCCACGTTAGGTACCGCTCACAGTTTGAATGACAACCAACATATCTATCGGGGCAGTCTTTACACGGATTGTCTTTCTTCGTTGTCATTAGCCGCTCGCCTCCTTTGGCTTATCTGATACTGTCGCCTGTTATATGCACTCCTGTCTACCTTTGCCGAGTTGATAAGATTGAGCTGGTAGTGGTGCTCACATAACTTATACCCATCCTTAACAGGATTATTGCAAAATCGACATATACCCTTTTCGTATCTTTCTTGTGCATTCAACCTTTTCTCGGCTCTCTTTCTTCGGTGATAAGCATTAGTTTTTTCAGCGCAATACACGCATGTGTGTGCACCATCTTTAGCCGGTCGTTTTCCGCACCTAGTACAAAGGCCTTTTTCAACCCTTTCGGCATATTTGGTTTTCGCCCATTCCGCATGTTGTTTGTTGGTGTTTTCTCTGTCTGACTCCCTTTTTCTTAGCTTCCACTCAGATTCTCGTGCGCGACACTCAGGGCAGTGCCTTTCAGTCCCCATTAATTTATTTATTCGGCATGTAGGGCATATTCCATTATCGGCATACCAGTGTTTTTGTTGTATGGAGTCCTCGGTGTGTGCCTTGCAACATTTAACACAGTAAGCACCTATCCTGTCCAGCGGTTTTCCACATTCGACACATAATCCAGCAGCTTTACGGCGGCGGTACTGTTTTGTTGATGCTCCCATAGTCACTACTCTCTATTCAGTTTATAGTTTTTATCTTGAGTAATCTCAGGCAGATTAGCCTGTTTATCTTGAAGTAATTTAGAATTATTATTGACTTTATCAATCATCTGTCGTATCTCTGACGGCATTCTGTCTATCTCTCTCTGTCGTGCTATCTCTGTTCGATAGCACCGCATGAAGTTGCTGCTCACGACATTCTCATTAAACTCCGTGTCTTGCGCCCACATTCTCAGCTGTGACGGTGAGCCCACGGCTCTCTGACATGCCGGCGGCAACTCGTTAAATCTTGCTGTTGCATTGTAGCCACTATCCGATATTGCCTTGCGGACCAGTGACCACGCTTCGGCATCGGTCATTTGCCGAGGAGTAGTTATTGACTTTATTTTGTCTATAACCTGTCCTATCGCCGGGGCAAAACCACTGGTGTCCGTTAATATGTAAGCCTTGATTGCCATGTCAACCTCTGAGTAAGAATAATCAGACAACATATCCGTCCAAACAGATACAGTAAAGTCAATGTTAATCGGCTTATAGTTCGGATATGCAACCATCAACACCGCTATTATCTTACGTGTTTCTTTATCGGTCGTAATCATCACCGCCTATCAGTTCAAATCTGTACTTCTGCTTTGAATTTGGATATTTATTTCTATCGACTTCGCTCATAAACATTCCAAGTGGTCTATTCCAGATAGTACCCTCATATTCGTATACAACCGATACTTCTTCGGTTTCTGTGTGCCTTGATATTCCTATAACCGTTACAACCTTTCCTATCTTAAAATGCCTGTACTTCTGCCCTGCTACTGGTAGCGGCCTATCAAAATCGTAATTAGACTCTTTCTTAAAATGCCTTGTCAGTAATGCAAGGTCACAATTTTCTTCCAGCTCTCCATCATTTGAAAAATCTTCGCTTTCCTCAATATGTAACTGCTGAAACTTGCATATGGTGCTTTCACCTAATATGATTTCAGTCAATGCGCCTTTGAATCCCTCTGCATCGTATTGGTTAATGTCTCCATCAACAAAATACCCGCTAAATCTAAATATTTTTGCCATCTTCATCTCTCCTTATTTGCTCCATGAGCCTATCAAACTGATCATTAGCACTCTGCCGTGACTTTGGTGGTTGAACTTTTTTTATTCTGTCCCAGGTTATCCCTTGATAGCCATTTCCGATACTTTCGTCAATTATCGCTATGACAGCTTGCTCTCCATACTCATCAGCCTTGGCCTTAATAGTCTTAACCAAGGTTCTCAATCCGCTCTCTTTGTATGTAAATCTCCGTTCTTTTTTATATTTAAGCCATGTATTGATACTATCTAATAAATAATTAGATATATTAAACTCTGTAATTAATTCATCTAGTATATTATTATTTATATTAATATTCTTAGATGTATTAACTATATCTCTTTTATTATTAATATATATATTATTAATATCAGTATCAGATACAGATGCTTGTATGGGGTATGTATACCCCATAATAGGGGTATCACTTCTTATGCAGCTTACAACATCCAAAACATATTTTTTAAACACTTCCGACTTAATATGTTTTGCAACATTTTCAACCCCAGTAAGCGTTTTCTCGGACTTACTCCAGTTGTATTTATACCAATTCAGAATCAATATCTCCTTGGTATTCTTATCGAATTTAATAATCTTGTGAACGTTTTCAAAGCGCTCAAGCAACCTTATTATGGTGTCTTTATTGTATCCGGTATTTCTAGTCATCTGAGAATAGCTAATCTCATAACAACCACAAATATTAGTCTGAGGGTTCGTCAGCAAATAAATATAAAAATACTTATCCTCTGGTGTAAAATCATCCTCAACCTTATTGTCCGTCCAAAATGATAAATGCACACTCCTGTATACCGCCATCAAACCTCACTCCTTATATGATTTTAGTCCTCATCTTTTGTAATGTCTTTTTTAGAAATTTTGTTTGCACTGAACACTGTATTTATCATTCATTGCGCCAAAGCAGAAACTTAGCAAGATTCATAACGCCTCCTTTATCATATTTACCGCATTTTCCCAGGCATGAATGAAACTTAATGCCCAAAGAACAGTGCCATCCTTAGATTTTAAATCATTAGCCATAGCACAGGCTCTTTCCCATTCAGGATCAAGTTTTGCCTCTGCCGTTGCCCTAATTCTTTTTGCCAAAATAGTCTCCTTTCACAATAGACAAACATTTTCTAAATAGCTTGTATGAACTAGAAATATCAACTACAAGAGGATTCACCAGTTCCATTTCTGCTGCTATCTGTTGCCTAGTTTTATACTCTATGTCTTTTGACGTTTGTGGCTCACACTCCCATATGTCACATTGTCCACTGGTATGATGTAAGCACTTATCACACGATCTATCATTCTGCATAATTATTCACCACACTTCTATTGTATATTCAAGTTCTTAAACATAGCGCACATAACATCTACCACAATCGAGTTGCCGAATTGCTTATATAGTTGTGTATTGCTGTTTACTGCTGCCATTTTGTCAATATCTTCATCAGATACACCCATAAGCCGTCCACACTCTCTCGGTGTTAGCTTTCTGATACGATATTGTGTAGCAATATGGCTATTCGCATATCCGTGTGTTCCGGCTACAAGATTGGCCGATATGCCGTTGTCAGAAATAACTGTACCGCATTGGGAACCATTGCTTGATATTTGACCGACTTTTTCAATTCTAACAACTTCTTGGTTTTGTGCGGTTAATGTAGGGCAAGTATTGCCTTTGTCTTGTACCCTACCTCTTCTTGTTTTGCTGTTAGGATAGCTTGCGTCAAAGCAACCGCCTATTTCGCATTCAATAGAGCCGTCATTTGTAGCCTGTCTGATTTTTACATTTTCAAGCAATAAATTATCTTTTTGCACACTCGTTAAGCAATTACTTGTGCCTTGCATATTCACCTCTAATCTCTGTTCTGTTGGACTTCCTACAGTTCTATCTAACGGATTATCGGGATTCCTGCCACGCATAGCAACTATCTGTCTTTCGCACACTTTAATCTGTTGCGTACCGCCACCCTCAACCGTTGTAATGTTGGGACAAAGTGCATTTTCGTCATATACTGTGTTTGATTGGTGTTTACCTGTGCCATTATCCATAAATCCTAACTGCTTTGCTTCAAGAATTTTCGGCTCTTGATTACCACCTTGCATTGTACTCAATGTTGGACTGCACCCCCCACATCATAAATTCTTTAACCTCATTCATTAAAACAACTCCTAAATCGTGTTTTTCCGCTTTGACACATTGGGAAACACCCCCCCGATAATGCCTTTCTGAAAATTGTCTGAAACTTCTGTGTATATACTGCCTATTATTTCCATTCAATTACTCCATTTCCATTCTGTTTGTTGCCGTAACCCTTATAATCTCTAGCCATAAGAGTGCAAGCAACATCAGTTTTTCTGTCTATTCTTATATTGTTCAATAACACAGTTTCCATCCGATCGTAAGTTGCTAATTCCAGCGTCATATCTCGCCTTGATACAGTTTGCAACTTCTCTTCTTCCTGGTTCACAGATTGTTCCGTCAACACAAGTCTGCTCTGCTCTGCTCTGCTCTGCTCTGCTCTGCTCTGCTCTGCTAGGGATTGTATCTGGTAATGTTCCATTGTCAATAAGTGTCTGAATAAGTTTCTGTGCTTTTTCGTTGTTGAGGTAATACTTTTCATCTACATTATCCTCTAAGCAGTCTTTCAGATGTTTAGTGAGCGGTGTAGGCTCAGGGAAATGATAATTGTATTCTCCTAAAAATGAGAACATGAAACATCTTTCTCTATTCTGCGCTATGCCGTAGTTTTTAGCATTTAGGTCTTGCCAGTAGTTCACATATCCCAAACTTTCAAGAAAATCCAACCACTTTCTAAAATCAGGCATATTGTCCTGACTATGAACTTGCGGCACATTCTCCATAAACAGGATTTGTGGCAGTTCTCCGTTATTATCTCTGATTTCAGTTAATATTCTTTCCACTTCCCACAGCAAACCACTTCTTGTACCGCTACCTTTACTCATTCCCTTTTGCTTTCCAGCAACCGACAAATCAGTACAAGGAAACGAGTAAGTAAGTAAGTAAGTAAATGTTTTAGTGTCCGTAATGGCTAAATCCACAGCATGAACCTGTGTTATATCCATGGTTTGAAAATTTGTACCGTGTACTGCGTTGTAGCTTGCAACTGCGTATTTATCAAATTCAACAACCCTGTAATGCTCAAATTTCGCACCTATCCGCTTTAATGCCATAGCTTGACTGCCATAACCGGCAAATAACTCTATGAGTCTGATAGGCTTAGTAATGCTGATAGGTTCTCGCAAGTAGTCAAAAATATTCATTTGTGACATTTTTATCACCAAAGGACACCTAGGTTTTATGTGCGCACGACCTGTCCTTTCTGATAAATTTTAAATTGTTGTTATTGTCTTTCTCGCTATGATCTCGTCAACTGTAACATTTAGCAAATCGGCTAAGATTATCAAGTTGTCTATAGTCGGCATACATTTGCCGTTCTGCCACTTGTAAATTGCATTAAGATTTGTAAATCCAAACACCTTATTCAAGTCAACGACTGATAATCCAGCTCGCTTTCTCAGACGTAGGATATTTTCACCTGTGGTCGTCATATCTACTGTCGGAATTGTCATTCCCATATGCTCCTTTCCTTAGATGTCATAGCCTTATATAGCCGTGTTGCGGCATTTCCTGTGACAACCTTTACTACTCGTGGCGTAGACAATAATGGACTGCTATCTACGTCATACACAACCAACGTGTTTGTGCCGTCCTGACTAACTTCGTAAGAAAAATAATATCCGCTCATTCGCTTTTGCCCTCTTTCAATAATTCCTTAAACTTCTCAAACTGTCTCTGTGATACCTTATTGTTAAATTTATCGGCTCTAATTTCGATTTTAAGGTGCTTATCTGCAATAGAGGATAATTCTCTTGCAAGGTTCTTTCTACCTTGCTCTAAGCCGTCACGATAGCCCCTAGATGGTCTAAATTCGTTTATCTTCTCCTTGCCCTCACCTTGACCGCCAGCTGTCTTGTTGTAACGGCATTGGTAGCCTTTCTTCGTGTACTGCAATATCCAATACTGCTCCATCTGATCTAGTTCAGTTTTAGGGTAGTGGATAAAATTAATCTGCCATCCATAGGGGTTATCCGCACTGTAAAACCCTCGTTTCTTCAATGATAGGTCTATGTGCTGATACCCGGTAAGGTGGCTGCACATCCGCTGCAAAATTTTTACAGCCTGGCCTATGTAAAAGTAAGATATGCCATCCTCATCCGTCCGGGTTAGAAAGTATATACCACTCTTGTCATCAAGGTTTGGATTAACTTTCAAAAGCCTTTCACGGTTGGATTTTTCTATAGCATATATTTTTTTGTAATTTAGCTTACTCGTTTTCTTCACCTCTTTCCATAATCTCCACGGCATCATCAAATTTTATATTCTTTCAATAATCCCTAGTCTCTATAGGGTCGTTAAGATCAATTACGAATGTTACGCTTGAATCCCTTGCATAACAAACCTGATTAAGCACAACATTGTGAGAGTCCTCAGCTATTCTATCCGATTCAGAATCCAGCATTTCATTCTATCTATTTACGTCCATATTTTCAAAGTCTGTTACATCACTCCAATCTAATTTCTGACCGCAATCCCAGCAGTAACTTGTAATACTCCGTCCAGTCGCCCATTTTACAAGGCACATATTCCCACATGAGGGGCACGTATATGCAGGAATTTTCCTAAAAATACCACTGTGCGCTGAATATAAGCCATTTTTTCTCGGCTTTTTTGCTGTCTTTTCAAGTGCCTGTATTGCCATTTCGTTGGCTTTGTAGTCATCTTCTGTAAACTTGCACTCATTCTTGTTATCCTCAAGCTGCATAAACAACCGCATATTTTTCAGCTTTTCTACTGCCTCACGCTCTGTCATTCTTCTACCTCCTCATTAATATCTCCTATTCCACATCTTTATTACCTCAAGTCTCTTATCTGCGATTTGTTCTATGTCCTTATCTCTATAGCTTCGAGGGACAAGCTTAAGCTCTCCAAACTCATCAATATTATAATATGAGCGACCTGTTGACTCCCTGCTTGTTCCACAATTCAAACATTTGACCTCCCACGCTATCTCTAATTCGTGAGATGGGGCAGTTCCAATACTGTCCATGTTTTTATAAATTTTATACGTTAATTTTGGCGGGTTCCCGCAAAACGGACAGCGTTTCAAACCTAGTTTTTCGTATTTCTTCTCGGCGGCTTTTCTTCTCATATCCTCTATGCAGTCCTGTTCTGTCATATTATTCCTCGCTTTCTAATAATTCTGGATTATCAAAGATGTTACCGGCTAATTCAATTTCAGGGTTTTCAACGATACTCCATAAATCCCGTTTACCCCCAACAAATAGTTCTATATTTGATTTAATACAAACCCAGCAATACTGATAATAGTTATTCTGCCAAATTGCTTTATAAAAATTACCATTTTTATCTTTTACAATGTCATTCTCCCAAATCAGTTTGCCGTTCTTATCTCTCAAACCTGTGCATTGGCAGATTGTGGATTTATCAACCTTGCAGAAACACGAACCAGAAATAGTCCAATCATCACAAGCAGTCCCTGTGTATTTCTCAATAACAAGGCCACCTATAAATACTCTTGCATTTTCAAATCCGTCATCAAACAAGTACCCCTGCACCCATTCTCCGTTATCGGTTCTTTTTGCTTTGAATAAATATCTATCTTCCATATTCTCTCCTATTCTTTCCTATTAGTACCAAATAACCTATCTAAATTGATATGTCCGTCTATTTTTACAATAGATGCATAGGTGCTCCAAAATGGTCTGTATTCTCCCATTTTAGTGACAAGTGGCTGCCCATGAATACCGCCCCACAGCACGATAGCTTCAAAAGGTTCTCCAATTCGTTTAGAATAATCCCAGCTTGCATCATGTATTGTCACCACATCGCCCTCTGATACTATATATTTCATATTATCTGTGATTTTTTCCATATTTTTCTCCTATTCCGCTTCTGATTGAAGCCATTTTAATAAATCTCCGTAACTATCATGGATTTCCTCTTCTTTTTCTGTGTCAAGATTGTAAATTGACTTATAAGGCTCTTCATTCTTTTCAAAATCACACATATTGGTAAGCCATTCCGCCAACTCTTCATCCGACATGCTTCTAATTCTGTCGGCATTGGTGTGGTTAGTTTCATAATTCTGTATGCTTGCCACTTCTGTAAAAACTGTGAGCATATCAGCAAAGTATTTCAGCATACTATCTCTGTCGATGTTGTGCTTGTCTGTCATAGCACATACACTTGCTAATGTGTCAGTTACTATGCCATGTAAATCTTCCATTTCTTTGTCTGTAAGATTGCTCTGCTTATCACTCATTTTCTCCACCTCTCAATTCTTTTAAACTTCTTAAATTAAGTCCACCGCATCTGATACAATAAAACTTTTTATATCCTCTTGCGTATTCACACAAATAACCACAATGTCCGCAATATTCTTTTCCATTACTAACTGATATTTTTTTAGGTTCTGACACATTCCCTCTCTCGAACAACTCTCCGTGTTTGCACCCTACACAACAATCTTCGTTATGCTTGCAAATATTACAGTCAATCATTGTTCTCCGCCTCCTACCAATCAATCTTCTGGCCACAGTTCGGGCAGTAATTATCAAAGAATATATATGCCACTCCGCAACTAGGACAACACTGATATGCGCCCCATGACTCCAGCGGTTTGGCTATCTGTTTGTCAACACACGCTTGAGCGATTCTTAATGCACGCCTGCTTGATATGTTCTTACGTCTCGGTGCAGCATCCTGCCCAAGTATACCTTCAAGTAATTCAAGTTGATTCTTCACGCGCTTTAAGTTTATCCCTTTTCTTGCACTCATTCGCTTTCACTCCTACTTAAATGGTAAATCATCCTCTATGCCCTCTGGTATGCTCATAAAGTCGTTTCCAGAACTTGGCTGATTGCTCGCATTTGCTGTATTGGACTGCTGACTATTGCTGTTATTCGCATTCTTACTCTCACAAAATTCCTGTTCCTCAACAACAACATCAGTCGTATAGACTTTATTGCCATCCTTGTTGGTGTAACTACCAGTCTGGATTCTACCAGTTATGGCAATCTTAGTGCCCTGTTTAAGGTACTTCTCTGTAAACTCAGCGCTCTTGCCAAATGCAATGCAGTTGATAAAATCCGCTGTCTGCCCATCGCCCTGTTTCTTAAATTTACGATCTACAGCCAATGTATATCTAGCTATACACATCTGATCGCCATTCTGTGAATATCGGATTTCTGGATCACGGGTAAGTCTACCCATCAAAATTACTTTGTTCATACTATTTCTCTCCATTCTGTCTAATTGTAAAGGTTATCCCAACCTCTTTCTGTAATGTATCTATATAGTCCTGCCACTTCACATCTTCGTCAGCAAGGCAAGAAGTTTTAAGCATAAAGCGCTCAATGAATCTACATAATCTATCATGGCCAAACCCAAATTCATCGTGCAATGTTGCACATGATAACAAAACCACTGTATCGATCGTGTTCCATTTGACTTTCTGCTCATATTCACGCATCTTTGACGTTGGAATTTCAAGTGGGACAAAACATGCTCTACGTTTGGCCAGTTCCTTTTCTGCTTCCTCTATGCCCTCACGCTTGATAATTTCTAACAACCAAGCTGCACCGGACATTCTATATTCATGTACTTTATCATTTGCTTTCGCCATATCTTTTGTACTCCTTTCTGCTTAAAATGGGCATTCATCCTTTGCTCTCAACTGCCATTCTGCTCCGGCTCTTGCAACGTCCACATTTGCGTTTTTAGCCACTTCACATATCTCAGCAACCATTCTGCCGGCATTGCTTGTATCAATACCCAAATGGCACAATATGACGTTCTGTAAGCTATCTGTAGCATTCACCTTAACAAATTCCTTGCAAGTAGCTAATTCACAGTGACCAAGTATCTTATGAGTGTAATTTGGAGCATCAGTATCGACCATATCTTTGATGTAATTACATTCGATTAGCATATGGTCGATATTTTGCTTTTTAAAAGTAACCGGGCAATACTCAAAATCCGTCATGTACAATATTTTTTGCCCATCAACCTTGATCAAAAATCCGCAATTGAAAGTGCCGTTGTGTGGGAGAGAAAAACAACGAATTGTAAACTCTCCCATTTTTACAGCCTTACTAACAGATTCAAATGGTTTCCACACTGGTATACCCAGTTTTTTCAAATCAACTGCTGCCCTGATGTGGTCTCCATGAGCATGACTTACAATGGCACCAGCGACATCTTTAATGTTGTAATCAAGGCCTCTTTGTATCTCTTTGATTGACACTCCGCAATCAAGAATAAGTGTTTGGTTGCTTATATTTGTGAGTAAGTAACAATTACCTATGCTACCAGTAGAAATGCATTTAAGCTTCATTACTTAATTTCTCCAATTTTTCTAATGGGCATTTTTCATGTCTTTTGCCATCTCTAAATTCAAAAGACACATCTGCGCATTTGATCTGTTTTAATTCCATAAGTTTACATTTAAAATCTAGAGAACATGGTCCAATATACCATGCCTTGCACTCCCGGCAGCTGCCAGGCATTTTATCCAAATATATTTCACACTTTGCCTTCATAAAAAACTCCTTTCTTACTTTGCAAACTCTGGTACTTCTTCGTCCTCAGCAAATTCCTGTGAATTGGCATTCTCAGCAATCTCAGCTTGCGCAACTTGATATACCTCGTCCATTTCAATCTGTGCCTGCCTTGCCATCGGATCATAATTCTTTGGATACTTTCTTATTGCATTGTTGCACATTTTTCTTTGAATCATGCTTTCCGGCGTATCAAGCCAAGCGCCACTGATAAACGGTCTCGCAAGCTCGCATTCCAACATTTCATCTACGGTTTTACAAGTTCTTAAGGCATTAAGCACTTCATCTTTTTTTGCCTTAATCTCTGACTTTTGTTTTTCTGTAGCATTATGTCTGTCGGCACAAATCCCAAATGTGCTATTCATCATATTTTGCTTAACATGTGCAAGCAAATTAACCTTAACACTATCCCTGTCTGCAGAAAGGTATGTCACTGTTCCGTCCAACAGTTTGACAGGATATACGACTCTTACTGCTTTACTTGATAGTCCCTTTTCTACCCATTCAGGCTCTGTAATCGACAACCCTTTATGCTTTGGTGGAATATATTCATCGCCCTCTTTGATTACCCAGTACGGGTAGACCTGTTCAACGTCTTTTCCATAGTTGGCAAGTAAGGAATCGTAACCACTACCCTCGATTCCCATCTCAACCTGTTTCTGCCATATATCCTTGCCTGTCTGTGGATCGGTTCCTACCTTTACATTTCGTAGCTGGAAGTAACACTCCCTTGGATATGCGCTTGCATTTAATTTGAGACTTGCACATCGCTTCACAATTCCTCTCAAATTGCTTGTATCAAGGTTGCCCATGTTAATCTTAGGGTCGTTCTTGACAAGGTTGAATATGCTTGTCATGGCTTCCATGGCGCACTCTTTGGCATAATCGTCCATATCCATGCCAACAGTTTTGTAATCATCAATAATAAGCCCTGTTATTGCATTGCTCCATTCACTTAATGAAGTAGTAAATGCTTTTTTTTCTGCAATTGTCGTACTATTTTCCATTTATTTATCCTCCTCATGTAGTACTTCTTTTAAAATTTCTGCAATAATTTTTTTCTTGACTTCCCTGACTTCTGCCTCAATCTCATCATAAGTCTTTTTTGAGTTTTCAATAACCTCTTCAAACTCGTTCTCACTTATATGTTCACGTAAAGATCTAAGTAGTACTGATGTCTCAGCTGTAACCTCATTCTTGGAACCCTTGATTTCAACAAATCCTTTGTCACACTTAACCATATTTATTTCTCCTTGTTTTACTTGATTTACTTAACAATTCCTCTACATATGCATCCATGGAATGACACAATTTTACGCAATTGCCATGCAACATGTGATTTTTCAAAGCACCATATTTTTCATAAAACTTTTTCTCTGTCATCTTGCCATCATTAACAAGTTTCGTCCAAATTTTTAGCTTTTTATAAATCTTTCGCTTACTTTTACCATTCAATTTCCGTATATACTTTCCATCTTTCGTTACATAGTGATGGAAACCTGTAAATAAAATTCCATTTTTAAACGGGACTATCTGTGTCTTACCATTAAGTGATAATCCCAGTCTTGCTACAAATTGATTTATGCAATCCAGACAATGTTTCAAGTATTCTTTGCTTGGTGCAATCAGATAAAAATCATCCATGTATCTACCATACAATTCAATTCCTAGCTCACCGGTTATAAAATGATCTAACCCATTTAGCATAAGCAATGCATATACTTGTGCTACCTGATTGCCAAGTGGCAGTCCTAAACCAGCAGTGCTGTCAATGTATAGATGATTTAGCCATTTTGTGTATTCGTCATCAAAATAGTAATCGACTATATCTTTCAACACTTCATGATCTATCTGATAGAAAAATTTTTTAATATCACACTTCAAAATCCAACCGTCAAGGTCGTGCTGATTATAAAATTCAAGCATGTGTTCTTTCAAACAATCCATACCAAAGTGGGTTCCTTTGCCGAGTTGCCCTGCGTAGTTTGTTTTTATAAATTCATACTTCAACCTTGGAAGCAAAATATTGTCACATAAGCAATGCTGAACTACCTTATCTTTGAACGAACATGACTTAATCACTCTTTCTTTAGGTTCGTAGACCTTAAACTCGTTATACGGATTCACCCGATATGACCGATTTTCAAGTTGTTCTTTCAACATATGAAGCCCTTCAAGGCTCATTGCTTCAAATTTTGCAGCACTTGAATTATGTTTTTTACCACTTTTAGCTTTTTTATATGCTTTATACAGGTTTCCATAATCACATATAACATCTTTATCCATAGTAAAAATTCCTTTGTATTTATCCTTTTGGGAAAGGTCACACACTTTTTTGTATCTTTATCTGATTTCGGCTTAATGCCTACTCTTACTGTCTGTGTGATACAGAATGGACGAACACCGTTATTGTTGTTACAGTTGTTGTTGTTGATATTGCCAGCGGACGAAACAACGGTTTATACAGTGTGTAACCTATATTTTTAATTATCTTCGCTATCAGCCCGCCTCTTCTTATCACCAGTTCTCCAGGCTATTGCCATATGCTTAACATCGGCTACCATTTTCGACCAGTATTCCATGCTTTTCACATTGATAATGTTCAATTTCATTGATAATTCAATGTAAAATAAAAGTTCATCGCAATGCGTTATAGCCTTTGTCTGCAGTTCTGATCTTTCTTCAAGGCAAGTTTCCCAATTCGTTCTATTTGCTTCATACAAATATTCATATATTTCCAATGCTTTGTTCTGCATTTTGTCAACAAGCGAAAATCTGTATTTCTTTGGGTATCTATTGCAATTTGAAGTTATACGAAAAGTGTGTTCAGCCAAATTCTTTGCCTGTGAAATCACTCCAAACTCTTTATCTGCCATATCACTTAATCTCCTGATTCAAAGATTGAAGATGAGAAGATACAAACCGGACGAACACCGCAAATGCCGTAACAGTAGCTGCGGTAGATAATGCCAGCGGACGAAAGAACGGTAACGGATTTTTTGTAATCGTTGCATGGCGTACTCCAAGGGCTGACAAGCCACCACCAATAATCTTTGGTGTTTGGTATGAGGCTTCTATACTTTCTGTATTCGTCAACAGCAAGAAGAGAAACCTTATCCTCGCACTTGCCATATTCTGTCTGACCGTCAAGAGATAAAAGATTTCTCTCAAACGGAACTATATTTTCCAATCCTATTTCTGCGGTCATCTTCTCAAAAAACTCCCCATTAAGATAGCTACGAAGACCACTGTTTTCCCAATTGTTTGAATCTGAATCAAACTTCATATCTTCAATGCTATCAGCCAGACAAATATATCCAGCACTTGTGATATCAAGAATCTTCCACGTTGTATCTGCAAGTTCAAATGTATCTCCAATACCGAGTCCTTCCGGAAGATTGATTGACTTTGAAGTTGCCTTTAACACTGCAATCTCATTTCTGAGATCATTGATCTGCTCCTGTAATACTCTCATCGTTAATGTTGCCATGATTATTCTCCTTTCTTTGATACAAAGATATTAGATTTTAAGATACAAACTGGGCGAACACCGAAGCCGATGAAACAGTTGCTGCTGTCGACACAGCCAGCGGACGAAACAACGGCTATGCTGTACTTACAGCCCCTTTCGGCAGTGCTCCAAGGAGTGCATGTCCACCACCAATCGTCTAGCTCTTTGTTAGGGAGTAAGTTGTTGTACTTCCTAGCCTCATCAAAAGTAATAGGTCTTACCTTGCATTTACAATCATCAAATTCATGCTGCATATCAACTGATGTTAACTCAACAGTATGTTCAACAAGATTGTTTTCCCCAACCTCTGACTCAATTATCGGCTGAATCTCATCCTCAATCACTTTCTTAAGGTTGGACTCGTTGTAATCTCTTGAATCCTCATCATAAACTATGTTTTCGGCCATAAAATCCTTGGAAATAACCTTGGTTTCGAAACTCATCTGTTCAAGCACAATAAAGTCGTTCTTTCCAATCTCAAACACATCTCCAGGTGCTAAGGTTGATAATTCTACCTTGTTCTTTCTTTCTGCTTCTTCAAGCTGCCTTACAAGTTCTCTTGCTACTTCTAATGCCTTACTCATCACATTACCTCCAATTTCTCGCTGTCGTTTACGGCAAGCATTATTATCTGACCATCTACCATGTCTACAGCATTCTGTTGATTTGCAGAATCAAGACTCTCTGCATCATCAAGCCAGATAGGACAAGCCACATTGCTAATTTGCTGAATGCTATTGCAGATATCGATTCTGCCAAGAATCCTGTTTCCTTTGTTACTCATCGTGGTAAGAATGTTCTTGCCATCTATAGTAGGAATGCATGTTGACTTATATCCACCATTTTTAGCAAATTCAAATAGCTGCCATTTTACCAAATTAAAATGTTTGTTTATTTCATTTGTGAGAACTTCATTTTTAGCCTTATCAAGATCATCTAACAAATCAAGAATCTTCTGTGCATCCGTTTGAGCCTGTCCAAGATTGCGCTTATTAGCCAGCAACTCTTCAAGCCTTGTTTCGTCAGCTTCTGTATCAGACTTAGCGATCTTGGCTTCGCACTCAGCTAACTCCTGCCTGAGTGTGGTCTCTTCGGATTTTAGTCTCGTCCTTGTGGCTGTTGTCTCCATACCAGCCATATTGATTTCAAGTGCTTCTATCTGCGCCATCACACCGATATATTCATCATCACCTGATATATCAACAAACGCTGGAAGTGCGTTATATTCTTCTTCAAGCTTGGTAAGCTTTGTTTCTGTATCAGCAACAGTCTTTCGATTGAGTTCATTGCATTTTTTAAGTTTTTCTATATGCTCATCAATCTCCTTGATCTTCTGAGCTATGGCCTTGCCATCAGTCTCAATTACTGCCAGTCGCTCGGCTTGATTCTGTGCAAAATTACTCTTAAGTCTTTCGATATCTTCTGCCGGAAATTCTCTATGGCAAGTCGGACACACAGTAGTAAGTTCGTTAAATTTCTCAGCATTAACGGATTTCCATTCAGCAACAAGTTTTTCCTTCTTTGACCTTAAAATACCCAAAGTTCTTGTTGATTGGTCGATATCCCAATCGTTATCAGAAATTCCCTGGATTACACTCATCTGAGTAGTCTTGCAATCATCTATCGCACTTCTAAGTGCTGCTCTCTTGCAATCAAGATTTTCATTTGCTTTGTTCTGCATCGCAGATATTTCAAACTTTAATTTTAAAATTTTGTCTGCGATCTCATCATGTTCAGCAGCTACCTTATCCATGTCCATCTGATCTTCTGTGACCTTGTTCAGTTTTTCTTTAATTGCATTTTTCTGCAATTCCAAGGCGGATATATCTAGTGACTGTTTGATCTGTATATCTCTTTCCTTTTCTGCTATCTGTCCGTCAAGAACTGGTAGTTCCTTTGCAACTTTGGACTTTGTGGCTTTATTCATTGCTGAAAGTTCGTCTGCCGTATACCTTTCAAGGAGTGGAACAAGTTCAGCAAGTTCAACCTTGCTTTTTGCGACGTCAACATCTGATACGCCATCTACAAGCGCAAACAGAAAATCTCGCATTTCTGCTGGTTTCTTTGCCAAAAATGCATTGATGTTACTACACATCTTGAGAATAGACATATCAGCGTCAAGATATGCATTAAAATCCCTTAATGTCTTAGGCACATCGTTGATTGAATAAGAATTATCATCCTTGTAACTGCTGCCATCTTTGCTATATTTTCTCTTCTGAGACTTACGCATGACGACTTCCTTACCATCAACGTCAAACACAGCTGTGACCGATACGTCTGTGTCATCCACAGTTTTGCCATCAATCATACGGCGAATAGGTGGATTATCAGAAAGCTGATAATCACAGTTGAACAACAGCCACATATAAGCGTTAGTTATTGAGGATTTCCCTTTGCCGTTGGAAGCAGCAATCTTTGCGTTATCACCAAAAACAACTTCCTTATGCGCATAACACATGAAATTCTCCATAACCAACTTTTTCAAACCAATCTTCATTATTTGTCCCCTCCCAACGGCAATTCGCCAAGCACAATGAGCAGCGTGTCCACATCTATATATTTTTCTTTTCTTGTCATGTTTATAAGCACATCAGCTCTCGTCTCCATATCTATTAATTCCTCATATCTATCGCGAGGAATAGCCACACTGTCTGTACTGCTGTTATTACATGTTCCTTCACATTTAATGTCCATCTTCTTTGTTCTCCCTTCTTTCTTCAAGCACTTCAAATTTTGAGACGGATATCTCATAAGCTGTCTTTTTCTCTTCGGTGCCATCCTCATATAACTTGTCATATTCCCTTGACTGAAATCTGCCGGTTATGCCAACCACAGAATTAAGTGGTACATCTGCGAATCGGTCAGTGTTCTTGCCCCACAAGAGAATTGGAATTAGATTTCCAATCCTATTAGGAAGATTATTGATTACTCTAGTGTCACAAACCCTATATCCTCTAGGTGTTGCTCTGATCTCTACATCGGCAAACTTATGGGCGATAAAATCCACTCTGTTTTTATCACATGTGTAGGGGTTGACCTCATGTATCTCTATATATACTTTTGTGTGGTTTACGCCTGTTGAATCAGCAACATGTTTAGTACGTATGTGTCCGATTACCTCTACATAATCAAATCTTCTGATATATGCGACCTTGCTATCTTCAATGTAACAAGGCACTAAATCCTCTGTTCCACTCAGTCGCCTTGCACTTATAATCACGCGATAATACGACTTATTACCTACTGAGAACTCATATATAGGTGTATCAACAACACATCCAGCGATCACCGCATTATTGTTTGACCAATCACTAATATTTTTTTCTCTCATTCCTTTCCTCCTCTATAGTTTCCATCTTTTGTTCAACTACCAGCATTGTAAGAACCAGTCCTGCAAATGCCAAAATAATCAATATCTTTACCCAAATGGGTAAAGAAATGTTAAATAGTTCCAACCCTATAGGTACGCATATGATGGCTATATAAAACATAATGGCCATCAGTGTGCACAAGACACGAATTATAATCGTGTCTAAATTTCTTCCCACGCAATCACCTCCTGGCATCACAATACTGACCCATATTCATCTGAGAATTAGCATTGTTTATCTGTTCGGCAAGTGCCGTTGGTGCTGAATAGCTACTGATAAAGTTCTGAACATCATCTATGTACCTACGCTTGATGCTCTTATAAGTAGAAACACAGCCAAATTCACGCTTGAGCTGACCATACATATCTCTAAATGTCTGGCTCCTTATGCTCCTGTCGGCATATGCCTCGCTATCTTTACCACCTAAGATTGATACCACCTTGCGCTTGACAAGTTTCTGCACTTCGTCTATCTCGCAGCCGTATAAAGGCATATCGTTTTCAAGACTACCTATCTTGTCCTCAACCTTATCTACCCTCTCTGCAAGTTCTGTATTACCCTGAGCAAGTAACTGAATTTGCTCCAGCGTTGTAAGCGGCTTATTGTAGCCGCCTGTTTTGCGGATAGATGGAAGTACCTCAGATGTTACCCATCTGCGAAAACTCTTTGCGTTTGGCTTGTCACTTCGCAAGATAACCGCATATAAGCCACTCTCAGTTATGAAGTTCGTTTCACCCTGACGCCCTAACTCTAATTTAGTGCGTTCATCATCATCTAATCGCTGAGCGACCTTTGATGGGTTCTGAATGTCCAGCACCTTACAAACATCTACCAAGCAAAATAACGGCTCTCCATCTACAACGGCGGTTCTCATATTAAATTCGCCATCTGTAAATAACTGTATTTCGTTCATACTTCTCCTTTCCTTATAGTGTAAATTTCTCTAGCTACTCCTTTTCCTTTGGGCTGCTCTCCGCCGCGTCTGCCAGTGTCTCTGCCTTGCCTAGTAAGTAGCCTTTGTCAAACTCTGACATGCTCGGTAAAGTCTCTTTGAGTTTTTCAACTATCTGCTTTTCCTTTTCGCTCATGTTTTCACCTCCTTTGTTCATCTGATGTACACATGATAGCACATTAAATCAACACTGTCAACATATTTGTTGACTTAATGTACATTATGTGGTAATCTATTAAATGAAAGGAGGTACAATATGAAAGAACGAATTAAGGCAGTGAGAATCAAAGTTGGTAAAAATCAAACGGACTTTGCTCAAAGTATTTCAGTTTCAAGATCAGCTATTTGTAAAATGGAAAGTGGTGAAAATTCCCCATCAGAACAGACAATCAAAATTATATGTAAAGAATATGATGTCAACGAAGAATGGCTGAGAACTGGCGAAGGAGAAATGTTCATACAGAAGAGCAAGGAAGAACAGCTCGGAGAAATGCTTGCCGAGATCACCAAAGCAGATGATGAGTCTTTCAAAAAAAGATTGATTGTTGCTCTTGCTAACCTTGATGAAAATGGTTGGGATAGCCTTGAAAAATTGATTGATTCAATTTCAAAGAAATAAAAAAACACCCCAAGGAATACCAAATGGTACTTCTTGGGGTTTGTTTTACTTAATAAGATTCATAACATAAGCATATAGTATGTTAATTATGCGTTCGTCTGCTATCTTTTGTACTGCATCTGTTATTTCTTTCTTTTTTTCCTCCACAACCTATACCCCCTATACAAATTATGCTATCATTTGTACTCTATAATATATGCAAATACAAGTCTGTTTATTCCGTCAAAAATATAATAAATTGGGTAATTGCATTTTCTTATACGCCGTGATAGGATGGGAATATATAATTATATAATTATGGGAGGGATAATAAAATGGCAAATACTCGAATCTGCCCGAGATGTGGCAAAATAAATGATGTATCATGGCGATTTTGTTGTAATTGCGGACTAAGTATGTACGCTCCAAGGCCTGTTCCTCAACAAGCGCCACCTCCACCACCGCCATTAACACCAGCCCAGCAAAAACAACAACAGCAACAATTAATTGCTCAACGAAACAAACAAATAACGTACTATAGACAAAACGGGATTGCGTATTGTCCTAGATGCTTAAGTATTCACGTTGATTCTGTTGGCGGTGAAGTGATGGGAGCGCGCGATCAAAAGACGAAAACAAGGTACACAGTTAATTTGAACCCATTTAGACCGTTTACACTTGTAAATAAAAAAGAAAAGGTCGTTAGAAAAGCTAATCCGGGTAGATTTGTTACTACATGGCATTGCAATGATTGCGGATTTGTTTATAAATAAAAATCAGTCATGCCGAGAAAATTCCCAAGATCTTCAAGCTCAGCGATAGAAAAATCAGTTTTGCCATTCATTTTTGAATTAAATGTGGCAATGCTCTTATCAATAGCACTTGCACACTGGCAATAATTCTTTCCTTTCTCTCTTATCACACCTTTGAGTTTTGACAAGTTCATATTGTACCCTCCTTTCTTTCATATTGTGATTACAATATATCATATTGTGATTGTTTCGTCAATCGTTTTATGAAAGTTTTTTACAATAAATGTTTACAAAACTATCATAATATGATAGTATTATAGTATCAAATAAGAAAGGAGGTAATTATCATGGCTAGCCAGTTCGGATTGAGAGTTGGTAACAACATCCGCAATTATAGGTTAGCAAAAGGAATGAGTATGAGGGAACTTGCTGGAAAGGTTGGTCTCACCGAAGCAACTATTCAAAAATACGAAACAGGTGCAATAAAAACACTTGATGTAAGCATGTTGATGAAGTTTGCAGAAGCCTTAAATATTCCACCAGAAGATGTTGTTGGTTGGGATAAGGTTGAGAAGAGAAACGATGAAAGCATGGAAGTAATGAAAAAGTACAACTTGCTTACAGATGGTCATAAGAAAGCTGTACTTGATCTAATTAATAACCTTATACAATGTCAGAGCTAAGTGAAGTATAATTGATTTAGTATTTCATAGACTCTTTGACATTCCTTTTGGGGGAGAACTTGTAGGAGTTGGTCAATTTCCTTTACAAGTTCTCCTTTTTCTTTTGAAGTTATGTTATTTCCCATATCTTTACCCCTCCCATACAAATTTGCTATCATTTGTATACTTACATTATATGTGCAAATAAATTAAAATAGAAGTCTAATTTTTTGTCATAATATATGGTAATTTGGGGAAATGCATGGTACTATGACAATATTATATACTACTTTGGTGAGGTGAATACAAATGAGTAACTTTTTAATTGTGTTTGGAGCAATAATAATGTTTTTAGGGGCTGGCATATGTGTAGCATTGACTATAATATTATTATGTAAAAATAAAAAGGCTATGCCATTTATAATAGGCATTTTTGGCTCTATGATTGTTGGTGGAATATTACTTGGAATAGGTTGTGTGAACCAACCTAAATCGGAGCATAAAAAAGTTGCTTATAATACTACGGAAATGGTTACTACTGAAAAAACCACAACTGAAGAGACAACTGAGACGCCAACCACGGAAGAAGCAACTGAGGAGGAAACAGAGACTACTACTGAAGAGGTTAATGCAACGGATATATCTGGTTTGCAATTTCAATCTTACTGGGATATGGCCAAAGAAACTGTTGAAAGTTGCTTGAAAAATCCTAAGTCGGCAGATTTCCCATCTTCTGTTTTTGGTCAGGGCGATATTGCCATGGAACGAAAAGGGCACCTTGTTGTGGTGCAAAGTTATGTATATAGCACAAATTCATTTGGAGCTGAGGTTAAAAGTGATTTTACTGTAGAAATGTTAGTATATGATACTGACAATTTTATATATGATGTTGTCTATCTCAATATTGATGGAGAGACAAATGGAGAATATGTGAGTCTTGACGAATGGGATGAAACAAATACAAGCGGAGAAAGTGAATAATCACAATCTCCGCTTTGTTTTATAAAATATTTTCTCTAATTGCAAGCCAAAATACACGTATTGTCCACGGAGAGCCGTCTGTATTTGCAGCAAATTTTAGCGGAACTTTTTGCGCCGATTTTGATGCATCAAATGCATCGTAACTTGGCCCTATTAACTGCATTGCTGGCACAGAAGATTCAGTAGAAATTCCAAGATATGATATAATTGGAATAAATTCATCAGTCCCTGCTGGCACAAGAATGTTTTGTGTTACTTCTTGATATTGTCCCTTCTTGTCGTCCCCTGCTGGAAAAACAAACGTGACATATCCTTGACCCACAATTTGAAAATTAGAATTCAGTTTATCCAGAGTGGAGCTTGCTAAGTTGACAGCTTCACATATTTGGTTGACATCGCCTGCACCAAAGTTATCACCTGTCTGCTGATATTCTGTCACATCTTCAAAGCTAACCGTTCCATCATCATTAGTAATCATATTGTACTTACGTTTTGTATTGGCTGTAGCAAGTACATCCTCTTTATAATTTGTTTTCAAAGCCATCTTATTCATCTCCTTATATTCTTATATCCTTGTATGCACCTAGTTTAAATGGTATACGTCTAGGCTTAATACTGTCTAAAGCACCCTTAATAAGTTGACAAGCTGTTTCCAGTCTGTTCATCTCTGCTGAGCTAATAAACGCTCCATTGTCATAGAATGTTTGCTTAACACCTATATCTTGAGGGAATACAGTGTTATTAATTCGATCAAGATTGTTTTCAAATTTATTAAATTCATCTGCATAATAAAAATCTGTGTAAGTTTTATCTGCACCCATATCTTCAAAGTTTACAACCGGTGCACACAAAAGTTCTGCTTGTTCCTTTAAATAATATATATTATTCTTAATTCTGTTGTAGTCGAAACATTCAAATACATCGCCGCTTTTCCAATTTGTCTTAGGTTCATTCCACAACTATTCCACCACCTTTCTGGCACTAAGTTTTCCACTCCATGCACCATTGAATGTAAGTTCATTTTGATAAGCCTTAATTTTTGCTGTTGAACTATTGGTTTTAATCAGATTGAATAAATCCCCAGCATCTACGCTAGGGTCTCCACGCCAACTTATTGAATAATCAACTGCACCTAGGTAATAATTCGCTAACCAATCATCAAGCAAACTAGCTACTTCTGTGTTATCAACAAGTGGGTTGTTCCAATTAACTGTTTTGGCCCCATTGTTATTGTATCTATGGGTTAATCCTTTAACGTCCACAACATACTCATATCCACTGACTGTGTACGTAAGTGTTGTATCTTTGTCAGTTAGTCCATCAAATTTTAGCATGCAGTAATATGCACCACTTTCTACAACTGTAACTGCCACATTACTTGCATCAGTGATGGCGGTATAACCGTGACTAGGTGTAGTTATATCGACTTTTACAACATTATCGTTGGAATTGACAGTAATTTTTTCGGACAAAAGTTCTTTTTTGTCGGTACCGGGCTTATATGATTGTTTTTGAACGGTAATTGACTTTAATTTATCTTCCATCGTAACAGTTGGTGTATCAAACATATCATCTTTGGACAGTTCATAGTCTGTTGCGTCACCAATTCCAACATAGTCTATTGACACTCTTGCGTATGGCTCAACTTTTGTAAATTCTATAACAACTTTGTTCGCAGAGCCATAACGATTGTAGTCTGTCCAGTTAAGGCTATCTACATCGGTAATAACAACATCATCAACAAGCGTATCATTATCATAAGTTTTTATAGTAAATTCAAGAGGTTTACAATTTCTAAAATTAATTATAAATCCATACCAACTGTAAGATATATCTAAATTGAGAATAATTGTAGGATTTGCAGAAAACTCACCAATGCCGTTTGCTATTTCCTTGCTCACATATCCTACTTCTTTATATATTTTGTTTTTAGGTAAAAAACAAAGGTTCCCGCTATCAAGTCGTGAAAACCCGGTACTGCACATTGCGTAAGCTGTTTTCATGCTCTGCACCTTCTCCTATTCTACGCACAAATCTATTGTGAACGAGTGTTTCTCGCCGGGCTGTAATGTTACTGGTTCAATAACTTCACGTGCTAACATCATTGCTCCCGTGAAAGCACTTGCATAACTCGCATATAACCCTACTTCTGATATGGTTAGTGGTGCATTACCTGTATTTCGTATAACTCTAGTGATAGTTATAATTGAACTTGAAAATGTCTGCGGTATATCTTTAGTTTGTGTGACGATCTCATAGTCTTCTGTCACATTTTCAAGCTTTATATCTGCCGCTGTTGCTGGTGTTGTGCCTGTCCCTAACACTATATAAACTCCGGTTATGGCTGAGCTAGGCGCATTTTTTAAAAGCAACGATGCACCAAACAGCTGTCTAAACCAAGAGTAACTTGCGCTAGCTGTTTTATTTTCTGTGGTTTTACACACAGTATAATTGTCTGAACCCAGTTGACAGTTTAGGCTGACAAGACCGGCGAAATTATTTGTCAACATATATATATACTTCCTCCTTTAATCCAATGTATTATCTATCTTGTGTGTCACTCGGCACTGCACCACACCGGATATCATTGTTGTGCTTAATATCTGTGAGTTTGATGTGCCTGTTTGTATCTTTCCAATATTCCCCGCCATCACGTCCGCTGAGTCTGTTGGTTCTGTAGCCACTCCTTTTTCAGTGATAGCTGTGGCTATCTTGGTATTTCTATCACTGACAGATTTTTTTACTTCTGCAACTTCATCTGATATTGTTTTTATACTTTTGTCTATCTTGTCCATGTCTCCTGTGTAATCTGTTCGCCAATCTGGAATATCATCATTACCGAATTGGCATAATCCAAGATTTTTTGTTTTATTTTGTGATGCCAAAAAATCACCTCTCTATTATTTAAGTTTAAATTTTGCTTGCGTAGCATACTCATAAGCTGTTAATTTGTATGTATCATACCTGCTTGCTGTCAGCCTTAACATTGCATACTGTTTAGCTGTCAATGCTCCATTATCATCATGTAACACGCTGTCAATATCACTAAAATCTAATTGTCCATTTGATGATATTGTTTTTGTGGGTGTAATTGCGGATTGTATATGAATCCTATTTTGCCTGTCAATGGACAAAGTGCATCTGCCGGCATTGGCAATAATTTGCAAACACTCCGCTTGTGTAGCAACTGGTAACGGATTATGTGTAATAGTGCTTTTTAAAAAATTATCAAGAAAATATTCGCTATTATCTATAATTCCGGCGTCCGTCAGCACAAGCAGCGCTAAATCGTATAAAGTTATTCCATTTGCATAATATTGACCTTTATAGTATTGCCCGGTTAACAATGTAAATCTATCTGTAGCATTAAATGTCGCTTCTCTACTATTAGCCGACCATGCGGATAAGTAAGTGGTTTGCTCCGGCAACCATTCAATATTGCCCTGTCCGTCTACATCATAGCCAAACTGTACTTTAACCTCTTGACCGATTCCCATATACTGTATTGCACTGTCTGGATTGTCTGGATCGTAATATTGATCTTGATTATCAACTTTAATCATAACATCCATTGATGGTATGGTTTCTGTTATTGGAGATACATATTCTTTGCTACTGTAGTCCATTACCTCTTCATTGGTAAATGTTTTTGCAAGGCCACACTTAAATGAGTATATTCTCAATCTATTCTGCCCGTAACGCATTTGAGTTGGTTCGATTGTAATAAATGTTATGTCTGTAAAAACATCTTCCGTTATCCATACTTCATCAGCATTACGATAACGTGTAGTGCCATTGTTAGTAATAATATCAAACTCAGTCGGATAACATTTTCCAAAATTGATAGTTAAGCCCTTAATAGTATGTGGATTAGCAAATGTCATTGTAACTATCCCTGCAATATCCGCAGTTACAATACCATTGTTATAGTAATCAGTACCAATTCTAGGCAAGAAAAAAGCATTGCCATCGAGGACAGCAATGCCAGGTTCTGCTGTAGCATATATTCTACTTACTTCTTCGCCATCAAAAGGGGCAATGTCATTAGAATATTCTACTGTTTTTGTTTGTTTGTCTAGTTTTATTTCGTTTTGGGCTCGGGAATTTACAAGGCCTATTGCTGCTTTGATATAACCTCTGTTTCGGTTAAGGGACTTCATAGATTCCTTATATTTTTTGCTTACATTTTGCATTACATCACCTACCAGTATCTATAAGGTTGAACTGACAGTTACGATATTTAGTTACTATGTGCGATTTTGGACTTGCAAACAATGGTTCTGCTGTTCTGTCGCCTGGGTACATTATAATTGTTATCGGTTTACCTGTGCGATAATCTTCAAATGTAACTGGAATATAAAATGGTTCAACTGCTTTCAGCATTGCTTGCCAAATTTTTGGTTCAAGGCCGACCCACTTCATGTTATCCAACTTGTATAAGTCTCTGCCAATCCTTTGACCGATAGTTACATTGTTAGCATTACGGCCGGCATTAACTGTCGTTGTAATAGTATAAGTAAAGCCAACAGCGGGACATGGAAAGTCCACACCGTTGACATTTAAAAAACTTGATAATCCTTGTGCCATATTATCACCTCTATGCTGTTGTAAATTGATGACCGTTACGTGATCTACGCCTATCCGTTTCACTGACAAGGGTTCGACCATCAATATTGATAGATGTATCTTTATCTGCTGTTTCCCTTGTATTCCGGGCAATTTGGGAGAGATAAGGCGTAAGTGCGTCATCAACTGCTTGCCTAACTCCACTTGCTATACCGGCGGTAATCTGTTCGTTGTTTGCAACGACAGACTTTCCGTTGTCAAACTTACCCATTATCTCACCTTGGTTTGCACGGAACCATCCGTCTTCTGGGAATCCTCCGGTTGCATAAGTTGGCATGAAACTAAAAGTACCAGACATCGCTTGCTTAAGTGGGTCTGATGCTTGCTTAACATTGAATTTTATTTCTTTTTGGGACATACCCATGAAAATTTTGTTTGCGGCATTTTCACCAAGTTTTTTTAAGCCCTCATCTGTCTGTGTCTTAATATTGTACTGTACGCTTTTTCCGGTAAAGTTCTTTTGCAATGTATCGTTAATTGACTTAACTGCACTACCACTAGTTGTTGGCTTACCGTTAACAGCGGTATTTGCATTATACTTAACTGTTTTATCTTTCCAGTACCGACTGAAAATATTGGATATGCTAGAAAGTTTTTCACCTGTAGTTGCATTTTGACCGTTTATAGCGGTTTGCGCATCATACTTAGCACTCTTGCCTTTCCATACAGATGACCACCGATTAGCTATTCCAGATAAGATGCTGCTACTTGGTGTATTTTGTCCATTTGTGGCGGTTTGCGCATCATACTTAGCACTCTTGCCTTTCCAAGTATCGGCCCATAATTTTCCTATATTTCTTATGGTCGCTACGTTGTCTGTCTTGTTGTCATTAACCGATGTGTCTACATTGTAATCAACGTTTTTCCCACCAAAAATTGAGATCGCACCGCGAACTGATTTACTCAGTTTTTTATAGTCTTTATCAGTCTTTCCGTTAGTGGTCGTATCAATATTAAACTTGTTGCTTATGATTCCTGACAATCCAACTATAGGGCTTGTTTTCATTCCGAATTTTGCAACGCTGCTTAATTTGTCCGTAATTTTCTTGAGATATTCCCAAAGCGTTTTTAATTTTTCGGTAATTGAATTTAAAACAGGCTTAACAATGTCCCATGCAATTTGGACTTTTGCACTTATATCCGCAATTTTTTTAACAATCCAGTTACCAATTAATTGCCGAATAACTGAACTAATTGCTGATGCAACAGACAATATAGGCGAAAGCACAGTTTTTATCGAATTTAATACCGGAGAAATTTTTCCACCTATTGCGCCGGCAACTTTTGAAATAACCGAATAAATCGTACTCAATAAATTTGAGACTGTGCTTAATGCAGGTTTTAATACTGTTAGAACCTTATCTGTATATGGCGACAATTTGCTCACACCAGATTTAATCTTGTTGATTATGTCAACAATTAAATTCATTGGTGCAATAATATATTCAAGTGCTTTTTTTATGCCCTTAAATAATTTGGAATTGGATATTTTGCTATATGCACCTTCTCCAAATACCTTATCAATTATTGCTTGGCCTACACCTTCATATATTTGCATTGGAATCTTAGGTATTTCCTTGGCCATAGTAATAATCAAAGAACCAAGGTTCCAAACAAGGCTTCCCCAATTGATACTACATATAAAATCCACAACTTTTTGGCCAAGTTTTTGCCAGATGCCGTCTTGATTAATAGTCTCAAAAGCACTAACTATTGTCTTGCTTATTCCTATTGCAAAGTTAGATAAGGTCGCTCCTGTGAGCCCAGCGTCCCATGTGTTAAGAAATCCAGTTATTGAAGATATAAGCGATTTACCCAAGTTTTTCCAATCAAAATTGATTGCAAAAGTATTTCCAGCAGTAAGTGCTGTATTTATTGCGCCGGCAATTGTTGAACCAAGATTAGAGAACAATCTCGGAGTAATAAGGCCATTCAAGAAGTCGGCAAGTCCTTTGCCAAAATTTTTTGCCTTTTTGTATACCCTATTCCACTTAATAGATTCCATTGCCTTAGACAAACTATCACTGATATACTTGCCTAATTGGTTAAGGTTTTTGATGCTAGACTTGTAAAGTCCCTCTGTTTCTTTTATTTGGTATTTAAGTCCATTGTTGCCACCAGCACCGCTTACACCAGTGCCTCCACCAGAACCACCACCACCGTTTGTGCCTGTGTCTTTATCCGGTTCAACAACATTTAACTCATCAATTCCAAGAAGATGTGTTTTTAAATCTTTGGCCGCTTTGGCGGCTTTTTTAGTTCCGCTTGCCATATCATCAGCAGCACCGGCAGCACCTTCAAAATCATCAGATATAGCACCCTTTTGTATCTCTAGTTTCCATCCAAAGATTGCGCCAAGGGCATTTACTACCTTTTCGGAAAAAGTGTAAACCGCCGATAAAGCCTTATTAAGAGCCTGTACAAGCGGTTTTAACATATTGACAAATGCATTACCCCATACGCCAGCAACTGCCTTTATTTGTTCCTGTAAGATGCGTAACTGGTTAGCCCATGTCTGGCTAGTACGCGCAAAATCCCCCTGTACATTCTTGGTGTTATCCATGACATACTGATATCTCAGCATTGTTTTTTCTAGCTGAGTCATAGAGGATATATTGGCGTCAAGACCTTTTTTCATTGCATACTCTTTTAAAGTTGCATTTGTAAGGTCAATACCAAAAGCTCGCATAGGCTCCGTCTCGCCTGTAAATATCGACCACAACTTACGTGAACTTTCTTCCTGTGAAATATTGTAGAAAGAAGCTAAGTCTGCCGATAATGCAGTAAGTTGTATCGACATATCAGACATATCTTTAACAGGGGCTCCCATTGCGAGTCCCATAGCTTGAAATCTACCAGCTGTCTGTTTTGCCGACAGTTCTGACATTCCATACATCTTTATTGACGTTTTGGAGAATTGCTCTAATTTGTCTGTGTATTGGCCAAATGTATTAACAACAACATTCTGCACCTCAGTAAGGTCAGATGAAATGTCTATGGCTTTTTTGAATCCACTTAATACTCTTTGTGCTGCCCAAAAAGCTGCATACAGTTTTCCAACTGCCGATGCAAGGCTCCATATATGTTTTCTAGCGCTTTTAGCACTGCTGCCCATGCCGGCAAAACTATTCTGTATACCTCTGCTTGCACTTGCCGTTCTACTTCCTTGCGCTGCCAGATTTGCAAGGGCATGAGTCATTTGTATTACATTTTGTGATACTTGTGGTGCTGTAGCCATAACTTGCATAAACTTCTTAAGTTCTGCTGCAAGTGCCCCTAGTCCACCTGCGGTTTGTGTAGCTTTTGCTCCCACTGACGCAAGATTACCAAGTGCAGTGGTCATCTGTATTGTTCCAGTGGATAATTGCGGTGCAAGCGCCATGGTATTAAACAGATTGCGAAGCGTAACGGACAACTGTGGCAATGCTGCTGATACGATACTTGCTTTTTGCCCGGCATTGGCAAGCCTACCAACTGCATTGGTAAGCTGAATTATATTTGTGCTAACGTTCTGAGCGCCTTGCAACGTGTTAGATAAGCCTACAATCGCATTTCCAAGCTGGCCTATGGCGTTTATATTCATGCTGTTAATGTTCGAATTAGACAGCCTTGTAATGGAATTAATGAAGTTCGTAAGGCCCTTGTTGTTGAACTGCATGTTTCCTAATACTGATATACTGGAGGCAAGTGGGCTTATGCTATTTGCAACCGCTGTAAGTTTTGCGCTGTTGATGTTTTCGAATTGTTTTATACCCTTGGCAGCTCTGTTAAAATCAGGCATTTTTACATTTTTTATTGCATTCATGCCCTGTGCAAGCTGGTTCATACCTTGTGCAAATTTAGCTATACCATTACTATCAATTCCTTGTAATGTTTTAGATAGTGTGCCGAGCTTATTTGACAGTTTATCTACTGCATTAACCGCCTGTGTCGCACTTGCATGTATCTTAACTTCAAGATTATCTACTGTTGCCATGTTTCACCGCCTTGTTGTAATAAAAAAGACGGCAAAAACATCAGTCCTTGCCGTCAATCATATTGTGTGTCCTATCCCATTCTTGTTTTGCCTTTAATCGTTCTTCAATAAACTCATTCCTAAGTCTATTTACCCTATCTTCTTCATTTTCCATAAGTGGAGCTTTAAGATACTCTGAACTTGCTTTCTTGCCGTTAAGGCAATGATCTATTGCAAAGCAAAGAGCAGATCTGACATACGTTCCTACCCATGCATATACTTGTGAGTCGTGTTCTTTTTCTGCCATATGATATGCTTTTTCATATGGTTCAAGCTCTGCTGGGCAAGATTTGTCAATATCCTCAACTGTAAGTCCATAGCCTTTGGTCATCATTAACCAACGGGGTAGTATTTCGTTACAGTAATTTTCGTAATTAAAATCTTTGTTATCCTGTTCAAGGATTATTTCTGTGCCTGATTCTGCACTTTCGCTATTTCCACCTCGAACAGTCTCTTTAAAAAACCATTGTGAAGCATCTCATTTGAGATATCCTCCTGAAGCTTAAGAAAATCTCCGTTTTCCTCGTCCACAAAATGGTCAAGCATATCCTCAACCTTACTAAGCTGTTCGTCACGGCCTTTTCCTGTAGTTAAGTTGTAGCCAAACTCATCTGAATGATTAGCCTGTAATCCGGCAAGTAAGATTTGTGGCATTAACAAGTACATTTGCTCCATTCCCTCTATTGCTCCAACTCCATCGTCTGTACTTGACTGCATTACTCCAATTCTTGCCAGCTTGCTGATAAATCCAGCCCTAGCTACTGCCTTATTACCAAACTTAATATTGTATTCCCTGTTATTCATTGTAATTGTCATAATATTTTCCTTTCCTCCTACTCTTAATAGGAAAGGGGCAGTCCGAAAACCGCCCCTTGTTTGCTTAATACGTGTAATCAGCCGATTTTGTATCTTTTGTATCGTCATCACTCAGCACGGCTGTATCTGAGTGGTTTGCTATTCCCCCGGTGTAAAATCAACCTTTGTATCAAAGCCGACAAGATCTTCGAGTATAAGGTTGATCTCAACCGTTAAGAGCTCATTCTGACCCTTTGAAGCCACTGGAAGAACTGATGGTGGCTGAGCCTTGATAAACTCTGCCTTGGTAAATCCAGGTGTGATTGTCTCAAACCACATAGATTTACCTGTTCCCTCTAACTTTTTGTACTCTTCAAGCACCTTTTCCCACTCCGTCAGTGTATCTGGTGTCCAGTTGACTGTTACTGTGTATGTATCAGATACAGTGGTTCTACCAGATATGTTTTTTGTGGAATAATCTTCAAGAGCAGATGCGTCAATAGCCTCAGGTTCTGCTGTAGCATCGCCAAGCTCATTGATTCTGGTCAACTGAGTAAATTTGGTCGGCTTTTCGCCTGCGACTGTTTCAACACCATAACCAAAAGTAATGCCCAGTGTACTTAATCCTGGTACTGCCATGTCTTTACCTCCTTAAAAATGTGCATAAAAAAAGAGCCACATGGCTCTAATTGCTAACTATAATATTGTGTCGCCGGCCCCATACACACGGCTGAATCGCATGTTACATATATAGGTTCCACCATTAACACTGTATTGAGGTGTTCCGGTGACCGAAAATCTCATTTGTTTATATATGTCCGTTATTTTGGACACAATCTTTCTACATTCGCTGTGATTCTTGTTAGAAGTCACATCAACCTGTATTGTTTCTCTTACAGCGTTGATTGTCTGTCCCTCTAAATCTTGTCCCAGTTCCATTCCAGGTAGTTCGTGAATATAGACTGTTGGAAATACTGCTGGTTGATCTGATTTCCCTTTATCTGTAACGTTAAGCGTTGGGTATTTATCCTTTAACTGTTCTGTTGCTTTGGCCTTGACAATGCTATATATTGTCGGGCCAAGTTCTATTGCCCATGCATTATCCATTGTCAAACACCTCTTTCACAACATTCTTGACTTTTCTTTCAAGTTCACGAGCAGTATTGTACATATACGGCCTAGATGGCATACCCTCCGTAAACCACCAATGACCATTATCATCTTTGTAAAACCAGCCAATTCGACCATCTTTGAGTTGGTGGATTGTTTGACCGCTTGCATATTGCCAAGATACTCCCGGAGGTAATTCGCCTTTGTATGGTTTCTTTTGGCCTATAACACCAGTTCCAAACTCAACAAATGCTGCGTGATCTGTTCCGGCTACAACCGCCCAAATATGACTACCATCTGTATCTGTAACACACTCTGATTGTATGCTTTCAATCAATTCACCCTTAAAGATGGCGTCTAAGTTTGCTAATTGTACTCTAGCAACTTCTACACCATCATCAGCCAATCTTTCAGCAATAACGGCGCATTTATGGTCAAGCCTTGCTTGATAGGCTTTAAGCTCCTTGATTGCATTCTGTAAACTACTTGCAGACAAAGATACATCTATTGTTTTTTTCACTTGACCACCGCCTTGAGGACATATTTTGTTGACCGCAAAGCTGGCTTAACTCCTACAACTGTAAAATCAGCAGAAGTCTTATCAATATAGCCATCCTCTGTGTATTCAACTTCGCTATCAAGCCATATAATGTCACTTTTTTTGATAGGGTATGCTCCTCTATCGGTAACTATGATTGCGTCAAAATCGTTGACATCAAAGCCATATTCTTTTGCTTGTGCCTCACCACCAGAGAAAGAGATATTCGCCTTAAATGATACAGGCTCTTCGTATGATATTTCCTTATGGTCTATAAGAGGTATTTTTTGTCCCTCTTCTGTGATGAAATACTTTATATTGCCATCATCATCTTTTTCATATATCTCTACTTCTTTGCCATAAGAAGCATATTTCATAGATTGCTTATTGATCTCAAGCGACATTACTTCACATCCTTGCCAAATCGCTTCCAAAGCTCAGACAGTTTTTCCCAACCATACATCGCCACAAATGCAACTATAAATCCGGCTAGGATAGCCGCAAGAATCATATACCAAAGTATTGTCATATGTATGTACTGCATATAGGCAATAAAAGCCACAACGGTAATGCCTATGGACAGCACAAGCACCAATATGTCGGTTGGTATCTTCTTAAATACACCAACGCCCTTGATTACTTGTGTAATTACTGCCACAACAAATGTAAGTGCGCCTATGACAGACATTATAATAGCCATATTGGCTACAAGACTCTGTATAACATCCATTTTTACACCTCCTTGTTTTCGTTGAGTCGTGCTTCCATTCCATCTATGCGATGATGAAGCGACTTAACACTTTCCTCAACTTTAATAATCCTGTTGTCATGGGAATTAAGCTCTTTTCTCATTTCCACAACTTCATCTTTTATGTCCTTAGTGTTGCTAGATATGGCATCTAACTTCATATTTATGCGGGTGTTTTCTCGGACTCTATCCTCTAGGTCTGAATTATCAGTTCTTCTATTATTCTTGATATTCAGCACAAGGCTGACAATTCCAAAAAAAATAGAGAAAGTAACCGATATGATGCTGATAATTATTGCTACTGGCATATATCTACCGCCTTTCTCTTATGTTTGCATACTGCCCACCACCACCATAATGTATGCCCTCTGCTACCGTTAGGTAACGCACAATCTTCTATAATATCTCAACAAACGGGAACACATCAGCTAGCAGCTTATTTCTGTCAATCCAACTACGACTGACTCCATTTTCGCCATAACTTGCCATGTATTCCTCACCAGCTTGAGATAAGTCGTATACAACCAAATTGACTATGTTGGTCGTATATCGTTTCATATCTTCTTCTATTTGCTCATCTGTGTAATCAGATGGGTAATTACGCTTGTTGCGTATTTCCTGCTTAATTTCTTCAATATGCTGCTCTATTCTTGGATTATCCTGTAGATCAGTCCACTTGATAGAGCCATCGTCACCGACTTCATATTGACCTTTTCGTATTTTGACTTGCTCTACCAATGTGTGTTCCATGACTACCTCCTACAAAGCAAAATGAGCTATAAGCACTTCTTTTAATGCGCCGCCTGTCATGTTTTCGGCATTATCTATGCCCTCTGATATTGCAAGCGCTTTTAGATCGTCTGTTGACATTCTGTTGATTTCGGTCTTGGTATGAATAGCAACACCAGAATCAGTTTTTTCTGTTTCTGGTCTGCTTGTTTCCGGAACGTCATTTCCGGCATCATACCATACCCCATCTTTTACAACGATATAGGGATATATCATAAGTTGCCTCCTACTCCTACTCGTGATGAACTTCAATTACGGCGGTGCTATCCATATTCTCATACGATGGAAGTACAACCTCAGATGCAAATGTTGACATCTTCATTGGTGGGCCGTACTCTGTTTTTGTAGCAACTGTAATTCCTGTACCATACTGAGTTACATCAACATCTGCCACCTGTCTTGCAGTTCTCTCTTCTGGTGTAGTACCAAACCATGTATTGCCAAGATTACCTTCTGGAAGAAGTGTAACCTTGTTATCTGGATAGAAATACTGCTCCTTGCCCTCGTCATCAATGTACATCTTATCGTAAAGCACGATAGTAAGTTTTGTTCTCTTCTGCACTATTGAAATAACAGTATCATCGTCAACCTCAATAGTTGCTGTAAGGTTCTGTGCAAGGATTGCGTTTCTTATCTGTGCATTATCAAGCAAATACTGGAATGTATTGCTGTTCATAAGCACATATCTAGCAATCTTGCCTTGCTTTTGTAACTTCTTTCTTGCATTGTTAAGGTCTGTAAGCGGCTTTGAATTGGCTGTGTCGCTCCACATACTTGTTCCATCAAGCTTGATGTAATGATCCTTAGTGTATGACCCGTCAGAATCATAATCATAGGAATACTGAACACCGTCACTCTTAATGGTGATAACAGGATGTCCATTTACTGTTGAAAGAAGAGCCATTCTCATTCTCTCTGAAACAACTTCCGCACCGCTTACAAGTCTGCTTGTGTCGTCATATACCGCACTAAGAGCACTTGCAAGGTATGGATCATCAGCAGTGTTTGCTCTTTCTATTTCAAGCATTTCTGCCTCGCCTATGGTCATTCCCTCACGGAAAAATGCCATCTGTGTTTTTTCCTTAGAAAGTCCCTCTCTAGCTCTGATTGTTGGAATTGAATCAAAGTTAGATGGTGCAAGAGATACAGGAAGTCCCTTATGTGTTTTTATCCATTGCAGGTCAAGTCCCTGTTTCTTTCTCTCTGGAAACCACTGTAATCCAAGATATGGAATCTGATTACTTGCGTTTTCTGTTGCTGACAGCGCAATTGACTTACTGTCAATAACTTCATTTACTAGCATATGTTTTTACCTCCTGTAATTACTCAAATACGATCATTGGCAGAGCTGCCTTAACTGTTGCGTCATATGTAACGCCTGAGTGTGTTTCTGCTACCTTTGTGTTAAGATATGCTTTCTTAAGAAGAACTCCCTGTGGCCTGTCTTCTGTCACGTCAAATCGAAGTATGCCGACTACTGTTGCTGTGTTATCAGCCTTGCCATCTTTACCAATTGGGGTTCCAGCTTTAACTATCTTTTTGCCATTTACCTTTGTCGTAACATCTTCAAAATCCAAAGTAAGAGGTATGGCCTCGTTTGGCTCTCTCTTTAAAATCTGAACGTCTCCTGCGTATGAAGTCTTTTCATACTGCATATTCATACTTGGCATCTATATTTCCCTCCTTAAATGTAATGTTTCAAAATATCATTTTTTGTACTTTGATTTTCAATAAGACCGGCAGCTATTTTTTCTGCCTCCGTCTTTGTGCCACTTGAATTGCTACCTGTACCACCATTTCCCGGCGGTGTTGAGCCATTGGCTATCTCTTTCTCTTTAGCCTGGGCAGCGGCAGTTTCTTTATCTGCGATAATCTTTCCAAGAGCGTCATAATCCATGGAACCATCATCCTTAACCACTAGCTTTGCCTGTTCAGCGGAAATCTTGAATTTCTCGGCTGCACTTGTTCTCTGGCTTGCAATTGCCTGTGTCTTTTCAAGCTCTGCTATTTTTTTCTGAGCATCTTCAAGAGCTTTGGCATTTCTTTCTGCCTCAGACATACTCTGCCCCTTTAAATCCTCATACTCTTTTTCGATAGCTTTGAGCCTTTCAAGCTCTGTGTTGTTCTTGTTTGCCTTTGCATTAGCAGATTGAACGTCCTTACCATTTTCGGCCATGACTTTTTCGATCTGCTCATCGGTCAAACCCATTGACACTAAATCTTCTCTTTTCATTGATTACCTCCGTATGTCTACGTTTTTATACGGTGCAACGCCACCGATTGACATTGCCGTTTTCTACGCTCACGGCACTTGCGAAATTTTGTATAAAAAAAGCAACCACAAACGTGATTGCTAATTTCCGATTATATTGTTGTATTGCTCTTCTGTTATCAGTTCTTTATCACAGGCTTGCTTAACCATTTCAGCATTCCATATATGATAGACTTGATACCACTTTTTTATTTTTTCATACATAGGCTATTCCTTCGTCAGCAGTGTGTTAGTCATCATTGCTGTATATGTTACTTGTGCGTCTATACGTTCAATATCAGACGGTATTTTGGCTGGCTCATAGCCGTCATACTTCTGAGGATTGTTGTTGATGTCTTGGAGATCAAGACTTTCAACAGGAGCATGAAACTGTGTTCCATCATATTCATAGTAGGTATGTGTTTTTGACTGCTCTCCGGGTTCTGCATATTCCTCTGTCTTAACTCTTTCATTAAGACATAAGTACACCCATGCTATTCCTTTGGTATCTATTTTTATGACAACTTCTTGCTGTGGTTCTTCTGCTCTTACTATCATTGCTTATCACCTTCCACTCTAATGCGGTAATGCTACCCATATCCGGCACATCATCACCTGGTTCATACACTTGTCCGTCTTGGACTACCGTATATCTAGTCACCATTGTTATTACCTCCGTTGCCAAGATTATCTATTATCTCTTGCGCTTTTTGTTCCTGTTGCTCTACATCATCTATAGTTAGATATAACTTATTCAAGTATTTTTTAGACAGTAAAAATGTTTTTTCTGCGTCCCCCCACAATCCAACAGTCTTGATTGCGACAAGTGGATGTATTCCAGCCTGCAATAGAACAACCAGAGTCTGAGCTTTGGTGTACATATTATCTTGTGGACTATGATTTATCTGCACTGAAAAATCTCTAACTGTCAACTTCAAATCATCTGCATACAGTCTGATTGCATTAAGTGCAAGTTTTGCAAGTCGTTTTTCCGATGTTGCAACAAGCGGGTCTTTTAACTTCGTTCGTGTCTTGCTAAAATCCCATCCGTTCCTCAACTCGACAGCTCCTTGCGTATCTCCACCGGTGTTACCTTGCTTAGTTGGGATTGCAAGAATTGTCTGAACGTTATCCCATAAGTCATCTTTGGCAACCTGAGTCTGAGATTGATTAAGTTCTTGCGACATAACATCTACATCAGCATTGTTGACACCGTTGGTTGACTTAACAACCAATGCACCCATTTCTTTCATAGATTTAAACTTGTCTTTGTCAACGTCACAATTAACAAACTTAATCCACGACTGCACAAACTGTTCTATGCTGTCCATTCTGTTGGATTGCATGTTGTTTATTGCGTCAAGCATATCTATTACAAGTTCAATATCACTTATTCTTTCATGATTATTAGGGTACTCAACAATCGGTATATCTCCGTAAGCGTGTAATTTCCAGTCTGTAACTGTACTGTTATATATCTTGCACTCATGTGTGGATGTGTAGCATTGCTTATACCACTTACCATCACTGTCTTTAAGTTCTGTGACAGCAATCATCGGTTCCTCAGTGTTGCTATTGTATATGATAAAGGTATTGAGTGGACAAGGTGTAACAATCCTGAACGGCACATCACCGTTTGGATTGAATTGGATAGCTTTAAAGGCTGTACCAGTGGCAGATTGCCATTCACCAGCCTTTATATCCTTATCTTGCTTACAAGCGTCTACCATGTAATCATTCAGATCATCAACCGCATTATTGATTGCGTCATCGTCTTTACGGCTGATATACTGTACTGGTTCTCCGTAAGTTTGCCCAACTTTGAATTGCACAATTTCATATGCATGATTTTCTACGATGTAATTAATTACATCATCACGAATTACTTTAGTTCTGTACCTTATTGGTTGGTCGCCTTTGTAATAGTTCCATAAATACTTTATAATTGGCTTATTCCAGTTAAATACTCCTATGCACTCACCGACTACATTCACAATATTATCTGGTGTGATGGTATCTACATTGGTATATGCTATTTTTCTACCATAGTGACCTCTTACAAGGTCTTGCAAATGTAATCTGTTCATGTTAACTCCTACTTCATGAGTTCATTTACTCTCTTTTGAATCTTATCAGGATCATATCCTGCTGCCTTAAGCCTATCGATACGTTCCTGTCCGTTGCCCCAGCGACCAGCAATGACCTCATGTGCAACTGCATTGATGATCTTATCCTGTGTCATCTGTGATGTCTTGACGAGCTTGTTTACTGCTGCCTGTACCTTTGCATAATCATATCCAGCCTTTGTCAATCTGCTCTTGCGATCAGCACCGTTGCCCCACTTGCCCACAAGGACTTCCTTTGCAATGGTATTGATGCTCTTCTTGCCGGCTGTCGGCTTTGCAAGTACGGATACGGCTCTTCTGCCTGCCAGCTTATTCCAGCTTGCAGCGCTGATATATGCCTTGTTGAGATCAAGGCTGCCGCTGTAACCTGAGAGCTTTCCGACAGATGTGTACTGACGGATAAGACAGTTATAAGCTCCCTCGTTCCATGGATGCTCCTGGTATCCAGTCTCAACATAGTCTGGGTACTGAGCCACCCACAGGCCATATCCAGCCTTTTTTACGGCGTTCATAGCACTCTTCTGGATGTAGATAAGCGGTTTGATGCCGGTCTTTTTCTGCACATAACTGCACCATTTCAGACACCACTCAAGATCATTCTTGCCAAACTGAGAGTTATTCTTTGCCTCCCAGTCAAGTACAATGATTGCTTTGCCGATATACTTCTTGACATATGCAAGGAAGTAGTCAGCCTCTTTCTGTACGTCACCGCCGTTGGCGTAATGATACGCACCTAACAGTTTTTTCTTGCTCAGGACTTTGTTACAGTGACTTGTAAAGTATCTGTTCTTATAGCTTGTTCCCTCAGTTGCTTTGACAATACAAAAATCAAAAGGAACCTTGCTTAAATCTATATTTTCATCGCCTTGCCAGGCACTAATATCTATTCCGTTCATTGTTTGTACCTCCTTTTACATTAAAAAAGCACCAGTAAAGCTACTGGTGCCTCTAAAGGGTTTATGAGGTTTGAAAAAGTATGAGAAAAAACAAAGTGTTTATCAATCAACTTGTTCATGATATATTATATAATATGTTTTATGGGACATTCTAGGACATTCAGGGACTACTTATATGTGTTTCCCCATTTTTGCTCAAATTCCTGCAATGCTTTACCGTGTCTTCGTATAATTTGCTTGTAACAATAGTTCATCTCTATTGCCATTTTTTCAAAAGTCTTTTGCTCAACGTATCTCGAAAATAAAATCTGATAAGTCATTTCGTCAGACATACTATCTATCTGGGATATAATTATTCGTTTGTTGTCAATGTATCTATCAACAAGCATGTCTATTTCATTTTCCATTTGCTCAATTTTAGACACAATTTTGTCCATGGTGTCATAACTAGGTGATGACTGCACTCTTTCATCATTTTTGACTGCTGATACGCTGCAAGCCATAGATCTATACTGTGCAAGCTCCACTAGCTTATTATTGATAAGTCGGTCATATCTGCCTATTTGTTGTAGGTATTCCTTTGTTTCCACCAATCAATACCTCCTAAATGGGTTAATTGCAGGTTCTGCAATTGCATATTCGCCCCCGATTCCATAAATCATATCGCAAAGCTGTGCAGTCGCATCAACACCATCATCATGTTTATTTTTTCCCTCTGTTTTATACATAATAATATTTTGAAAATATTTATTATATTCTTTGGTTCTATGTTTTCTATCAATAAAATACAGTTTTCTTATGTCCGGCGCATGATTTCTAATTCGATCTAACTTTGATATGGTATTTGGAGCTGGATCATGAGTTGCATTAACCATTGCACCAACTTTAGACCATTCTTTTTCGCAAAGTATTCTATATTCCGCGGTTGTTTTTGTTTCCTCAAAGTGGACTTCTGCCGTTTTCGGAGCCCATTTTTTTAAATGCCAAGCAATACGATTAACAACTTCTGGTATTGTGACTTCTTTATCTCCATCGTTGTAAACAGCATCGATAACATAATAATTATTGTCATACTGATAGCAAATCGGCATGGCTACAAAATCGCCACCACCGTAGGCAGGATCAACTGCTGCAAATATCCTATCCGGAGCTCTATCTGGTAAATCTTTTGGATTAAAAAACTGCATGTTGTCTGTACTAAACAATGCTCCATGTCTCTCGATAGGAGTTTGCTGATCTTGCGCATACCATGAAGCCATATCATCATTTTCCTCAAAAGACGCTCTTATCATCAAGTAATCCTGCGTAGAATATCCAAGGTTATATGGATAATCAAAATTACTTTCGTCATTTTCATTCAGTGCTGGTATGATTATTGCTCTCCATCGTCTCTGCGCATATTCTGGGTTATTTTGCAACAGATTAAGTCTACGCCCCTGTACATCTCCAGGAGCCCATCTTGTGCCCATATTTATTAGTTTTGCTTTACGTTTAAGACGTTTCATAAAATTGTTGTCAAACTTCCCCCACACGGTAGCTTGTCTATCTTCTGACAACGCCTCTTCAATACCACTAAATAAATCATCATCAACAGCCATACCGGAACAATCACACGCTCCATTCAGAGTTCCATAAATAGACCTCATTGTGAATGTTGGGTATGTCTTTTTTCTAATAATATCTATAGTGGTATCTTTACCATCTGTAATAGGTCTCTTTACAACGTTTTTAGGGAACATTTCTCCGTATGTGTATGTTGGGTCAAGAATAATTTCCAGAAGTCCATCGTAAAATCCGCCAGTTATTTTGTCAGAATATGCAGTATACAAATTAGATTGTTCAGGGAATTTTGACCCATACCACAAAAAGCCCAACTTCACTATTTGTGTCTTTCCAATTCTTGAAGGGCAGTTAACAAATAATTCGTCTAATTTATCATCTACAAGGTCTTGTATTCCATTTGCCACTTGTCTCAACGGATTTATTCTAGGCTGATAAAATCTTTCTTCTATCGGCCTTTTACGCTCCAAATACAGCATAAAGCTTTCAAATACTTCATTGGATTCCGTAAGAAGTGTTGAATAATATTGATTGACAAGCTCTATCTCTGTCTTGTTTGCCTGGGCAAATTTCTCAATTTCCCAGATATCCATGCCGAATTGTTTCAAACAAAATTGATTCACAATCGCCTTTGACCTTGCCGTGCATTCAAGCATTGTAGTGATATCACCATCATTTTTGGCTAGTTGGCAAGTATCAAGATAGGCATTGATAATTGTTTCGTCTATGCCCCGGATATCTATGTATTTTTCGCAATCCTTAATCAAATTCTGTAATTCAGACATAAAAATAGCACCTCGATAAAAAGCAGAGGTGCTACGGCCTCTGCCTATAATTTTTCTAGGGTAGCGGCTACAATCAATCTGTAGCCGGTAATATATTTATTTGCCAATTCCTACAGTTCCTAAGTATTCAACACTGTCTTTTGAAGTATAGACGATGATTTTATCGTTGCGAACCATATTGGGTTTTTCTGTAACTTCGATTTTGTTCTCATCTTCTGTAAAAATAAATTCAACACTTCCATTGTAGGTTATCAGTTGTCTGTTTATACAAACTGTAATTATCTCATAGTTGTAAGCAGGGGCGCGTGAAACTGTACTTTGGTATCTAGCGTAAATTCCACTTTGTATCTCTTCTATTTCGCATTCGTATTTTTCGGTTTTATTAACCCAATTTAAAAATAATATCAGTGCAACAATGCTAATAACAATAACAATAGTGGGAATAATGATTTTAAAAAATTTTTTCATAAAAATTCCTTTCCACTGATAATCAATAACTAAACATTTACTAATTCATCTGCATACCTTGTCATTTCAATTTGAGTTCCATTATCATCTTTTGTGCAAACAGTCACATATCTACTGGAGATGCTTTTAATATCTCCTATGCGGATTTCTGTTTCATCATCTTTAAATTTGTAACACTCACGCATTTTCTCAATACAGTTATTCATCTCTGATATTTTCATAATATCACTCCTAACAATTTATCTTTATTCCCTCTGTCAATATGGCGGTTTTATCCTCATTCAGAATTGTGTTTCCGTTTTCATCCGTTTTATGCCATCGTGCATTAACTTTAATCATTGGACTTTGGTTTGCATGACCAATAAAATGTAACTCCATGTCCGTGCAATTTACTTTTTTGCCGTCAATAAACACTTGTGCAGTTTCGCCATTGGATTTTATCATAATTTTTTCTTCTGCCGTCTCAAATGGTTCACATTTATACATAGATTTCCAACTATCTTCATACCACCTATCCATTTGAGCAATAACACTTTTGCATAATATGTAGGTTTGCTCATCGTCTTTGTACGGTTGCATAAAACTTCTTGATAGTTCTCAATTATAAATCGACAAACATTGCCATCGTATTCATAATCTCTGTAAAATTGATAAAATGTTTTTAATTTTTTAACAAAATTAATTAGTGTTTTCATTTCTCGTAAACCCCTCAAAATCTTCCATGCACTCATTGCATTACAAAATGTCCAACTCTTGATACACTTTCAAAATTTTAGGAAATTGAATTGCAATCCAATCAACCATTGTTTCTTCATGTCCAAATTCCTGGCAATGTTCAAAATTTGATTGTAACCCACTTTCTGATAAAAAGGCATGTATTATTTCGTGCCGTAACTGCTTTTTCATTAGACAATCGAAATTGCCGACATTGTTATAGTTGTCTTTTCTGATAACAATTTTCTTCGATGTGTAGTCGCAATAGCCGTCATACCCTTTATCATGCATTTTCTTCTTGATTATCTTATATTTCGTCCCTAAAACATCAATAGTCATAAGTTTTAAACCTTCTCATAATTTCGCCCTTTCCCACGATTCAGGCAGATACTCCGTATTGTCATCATTCTCCGACTTCTCCCAACCTTTGCCAACTGTGTATGTATCACGACAAATAGCACCTGTGCGTGATACCACAATATAATTGCCGTCTTTTTCAGGATTGCCACTTCTAAAGTGCTCTTCTGTGTATTCTCGTTTACGATTGTCCACCGTCATTATTACTTTCATTGACTTTTCCTTTATCTTCAAAAACAAACAATGTGTCTGGAAATGGTTCTCCGCTAAATAGCATATTGAGGTATTTCAAAAAGGTTGGAATACTCATTCTGGCTATCTGCGCAGCTTTAGCCTGTGTAACTCTGCCAGCCATATATTCTGCTACTGCCTCTGAAAACTTATCCGGATCGCACCTATGTACACCACCAGCCATATTTCACCTCACAACCATACATCTCTGTTTTTGTAATGGAACAAGAGGGAGTCGAACCCTCGTTACCGCCGTGAAATGGCGATGTCTTGACCACTTGACTATGACTATTGTTCCAGTGTGCATTTCCTTAATTTTTCCAAATCAAGGCATTTTTTTAATTCAAGTAGGACTCTGCCACCAATACTCTATCCGGTTGCTATCCGGCCTCCTTAAGCTTTAAGATTGTTAGTCAAGCCATAGACCCAATGCTCAGAAAGAGCTTAACTTTGGCCAACAAATAGCAGAGATGGGATTCGAACCCATGGCCCATAGATTAAAAATCTATTGCTCTCCCAACTGAGCTAATCATTCACATTCGCCTTGTATGGTCTCAAGGCTCCCATGGTTAGTCATGGTGGACTGTATAGGTGGAAAGGCTACTTGCAACAACTGCCTATACTCAGTAGCGGGGCTAGAGGGATTTGAACCCTCGAATACAGGAGTCAAAGTCCTGTGCCTTACCACTTGGCAATAACCCTATTTGTATTTTTCCATTTCATTAACACTCATACCGACTATTCCGGCCGATTCATCACTATCGGTATGCTTAAAGTATTCTCCTCTTTGCGGCCACATATATCTGAACATAGCATAATTGGCAACATCAAGAAGATATTCCGTATTCCCTGTCTCTTTAAACTTTGCAAGGCATTTTTCAAGGCTGCCTATTGCATCAACGTTGCCTGTGGCAAAATTTCTTCCAGCTCTGCCATACTTATAATGACTTTGAACCACTAAAGCCTTGCGTTTTTCATCAAATTGTAAACTGTAGTCAGTTTTCAGAATATCATCAGTCACACTCATTGTTTTTGCCCTCATAATCCAAACATACATGTCCAGGTTCAACATAATCTGAATAATATTCGCTATTCTGATTGTTACAAACCTTGTCGCCATCTTCTGTTATGCAGTATTCACAATTGCTGCATTTATCTTTTGCCATAGTGATTACCTCCCAATGTTTAGTTATTCTTGCTGAGATTTATTCCAAACGCCACAGCCTTAATTAAAGCAATTATGCCCAACAATATATATATCCAAACAGGAGCATTAAGTTTTATTGCAATCCAAAGCAAAACGATAAGTTCAATCATATGTCGCCCTCCTGTTTGTGGTTGGCTCTCCAAGTGTCAAATCCTTCCGGATACCTACTTTCAAGTTTTTCTTTGTTCGTCTGCATAACATCATCAAGGGTGAAACCGCTTGCATCACAGATCATGGCAACATACCACATTACATCGCCGCATTCTTTCTTCAAGTGATTTATGTCTATGCCTTTTTCGTGAAATACGCCCTTTTTAACAAGATCAGCAACTTCTCCCGACTCGCCTGTAAGACCTATAACACCATTAAGCAGTTCAGCAACGTCTATTCCATTTGTTGTTGAAACAGCATTAAGAAGTCTATCTCTATTCCTGCCATCATTTGTACGCATGGCAGCCATCTGATATTCAATTCCGTTCATTTTGTTCCTTTTGGGGATTTTATAGTTTTGTCTGATGTGATTAAAGAATATCTATCTGACCGATAGATAACTGTTATGTATGTATTATATACACATTATTCGGATTTTGTCTATATGTTTTTCAGATAATGTATTGCTGTTTTATGTATATATGGTGTCATGTGTAGATTTATACTTGATATATTTATATGTGGCTGATAAGGCCTTTTTTATTTTAAAAATATTTGGGGGGCTTAGTAAGGGCTCTCCTGAGGTCCTGTCACACCCCCACCCCCTCCAGTGATCTTTTTTAGCACTCATTTTGTCTATGTGCTAATATTGTTTTAATTGTTCGCACAATTTGCCATTATGCCGCCTATGCCTTTGTATCTATTCGCAAAACCCACGTTTCACGCACAGTTATGTATTTATTCCGTGTTGTTACCATCAAAAAGTGGCTTATTTCCTACGCTTTCAGCCCGTCCTAAATTGTTTGAATTGTTCATACAATTCGGCACGGTACAATTAACCTCTATAGTCTCCGCCTGTGCTGAATTGTCTGGAAGTTTGGCACAATTTGACTCTAACAATTTGCGCACATCTGAGGCAGTTAGAGCGATTGTGGCACCTCCGGCAGCAGCCCCGCCAGCATCATTCCAGCCATATTCCCTGTTTTGTATCGCAATTAAGCCAACCGCCTGTTTTGTGTCAATTAGTCGATTTGTCAGACAATTCTCACGAAAACCGCGAAGTTTTTTGTAAATTCTTGTCCGCGGGTGGCTTGGCTTATCCTTGCCCCACTCTGTTATTGTGTCGTTGTCAATACCTGTCAAGTGGCAATAGTCTATTATTGATGGCACTTTATTATATAAACCACAAATATATATATAATACTCGCATATATCTAAACATTTATTATAATCATACATATTAGAATATATAGCACCCTTAGACATATATATATTATTATTATTTAACAATCTATCTGTACCTTTAAACATATGTCTATATATATACATCATAGCGCCGGACCATAAATTTTGTGGGCAGTTTGTGAGATCATCAATAGGCGGCTTGTGAATGTCGCAGAACTCTTGTAAGTACATATCTATCTCATTATCAAATATTTCTACCTCCTGGTTATTCTCCATGTTTCCGCCTCCTCTCTAGCTATATATTATATATACAACAAAACCGCATAGAATACAGTCTAATATACTCTATGCGGTTAATACCTCTTTAGTGTTTAGATATGAATAAAAAACATCAATAAAACATATACCATTGTTTTATTTATTTGTCAACATTTGATTTATGGCCAGTTTGCGATCTGATCCCACATTCTGTTGTATTCCTTTATCGCCTCCCGCTCTGACAGATCAAACAATGTTGGATAGTTCCAGCTCCCGTCATTCTGTCGCCCGGCTTTGTGCTGCTCAAGCTGATCTATGCAGACGCTAACACATATATGCGCACAAGGTCCAAAATCCAACATGCAGCGCACCCGACCGTTTCCCTCTTCAAAAATCGCGAATATGTCACACATGGACGCCGGGGGCAGTCCTTTTTTCTGTGCTGCTCTGTTATACTCCTTTATCATTGCTTGACGGCTCTTTATATTTAACTTATAACAATAACCACGCTCTAACACTTTTACACCTCCAGAATTGATATAATAAGCATAAAAAAACACGGCTATTATATCAATAATAACCGTGCGTCAAAGTTTGACATTTTATAAAGACTCCTCCTCGTACCACATGGGGTAATTTTTCCCACGCGATTATTCCAACTTAAACATTTTCCCCCGCTTAACTCCCTTGTTTCGGTCTGTGCCTTTCTCATATGGAGCAATATACACGGTTTTCCCATTCTTATAATGCCTGTAGTGTCCCCGGACGTCCCAACAGTCAGTAACCCTCTCCCACTTTCTACTCTTGATGGTTTTCTCTGTTTTAAGGTTATTCGTCCTAAACTGGATAGAATTAAGGGAAAAGATTTTCTGTCTAAGGGTCTCAGCCGATTTTGCAGGATTTTTGGGAGCGTCTGGCTTACTGCCATTTGATTCAGAGGCTTTTCTTTTTTTTGAAAGAATTTTTTCTTCTGGGTGCTCGATCAGATAATTAACCATACTCATTACGGCTAAGAATACCGAACCCACGACATCATGACAATCATATATCAAGGTGAACCCATTTTCTTTTGCTATTTTTACCGCTTTCTCTGCTGAATCGGCATATCCATTATCTTTCAATGCCTGAATTGCAGGACTGCTTCCGGAAAATAAAATTTGCTTGTCAGGTAAAATTCTGAAAATAAGAGAGCCTGCAAATACGACAGAACAAGTTACTCCGTCTTTATCAGCCTGATAGTATCCTTCCTGAGAATGCTTAATTCCATTGCAAACAGTATACTCGGCAAGATCAACCATTGTATCAGTTGATATCACGCAAGAAGCATTTTTTGAGAAAATGACCGTATAATCGCCAATGTATACATCCACGCAATACTCGATTGTTCCATCTTTCTTGATCTCCGCCATAAATGGTAAAAAAAGGCTTTTATAATCAATGTGGTTTAAGTCCTTGGTATGTTCATACGCTTCCTGCCTGCTGGGAAATTGGTCCCGTATATCTTCGATATAGGAATTATAATACTTACATTCTTTCATTGGACGTACTGTTTTGGCGTAAGTAAGAACCAGCCCCTCTCTAAATACGGGCATAACTGCGCTTTCACGGGACTTTTTATTTAATTCTTTGCATTCATCCAAATCTTGATTCAGGCAGATAACATTACCTGTTGTGTATAGCCTTTTTACATCCCAAAACTTTTTTTTTGTGGCTTCAAAAGAAGCCTTTTCCATTGACTTTCTCATTTTTCCCATACTGTACATCTCCTTTGCTTTATTTGTTAATCACATGTTCTATTATTAGAATAAAGTCAACATGTTTTTAGTAATATTTTAACTTTTCTTCGTCTGATGGGATCACCTCAACCAGATCTCCCGGCTGACACTTGCACATCACACATATTTTATTAAGAGTGTCAAGTGTAATACTTTTACCGGCTTTAATGTTCTGCGCCGTCTGCGCTGGCAATAATTTTTCGCGCTGGATCCTCGTTTGATTATATCCACGCTCTTTTAACAGTTTAAATATATCTACTTTGTATTTTATCAATCTGCGCACCTCCTTATATATAGTAATTTCGCCCCGGCTGGGTATGTATCTACTATATATATAGTAGCGCAAAAAGTCAAGAAAAAAATATTCTAAAAATAGAATAAAAAAGTGTTGACATTATTCTATTATTAGAGTATTATTAAACCATCGAAAGGAACATAAAACACTTTGACAATTCCACACGACAGACATTGACGACTTGCAAGAGCTTGCCGCCGGTGCCTGGTGGATAGCAAGGCAGGAAATGCAAAGGAGATAAAAAAGATGAGAAACTACACAATTAAGGACAAGGCAACAAAGAACTATATAGGGACTGTAAGAATGACACCAGATCAGGCAAAGAAAGCCCAGTCAGATTTCATTGTTAAGGAGGCGTAGAATATGAAAACAACAATTGAAGCAAAATTCACAGACGGGACAACAGATGTATACACACTTGACCCGCAAGACTTAAATTTTGAGCTTGCTGGATTGATGACAGATAAAGAAGTCAAAAGTTTTTCTATAGAATGTATAAAGGAGGGTTGAAAATGGTTGACATAATCAAATTAGAACCCGGTCAAAAAATTATATATGGCCCCGGCGATCCAAAAAACGCCGTGACATGTGAATTTTACATGTCATTTGAAAAAGGCGGTGAAAGTCTCATATATACCAAATGCGCTGGCGGTTCAATCCTTGCACCGGCGGACATGTTCAAATTTTAGCCGAAACGCTCCAGCTTTCGGAGCGTCAGCCGGAGACGGTCTCCCGGCTCTGATGATGGCAGACCGAAAACAATATATTTTTAGGAGGATAAGAACATGGTATTAAATTTAAAGTGCATGGGGGCACAGATCAAAGAAGAGGAAAGAATAAAAAAGAACACTGACATTGTGAACTACCGCCCAAGAGCGGAGTTCACAGACAAAAAAAGTCGTAAAGTGGTTGTTGATTTCGGTGGCTATGCAAGACGTGAGCAAAGAGGAAAAGCTTGCCCAGTCGTTCAGCCGAACGCCTTAAACATAGATGGGTGTTTTTACGACTCCGAGGGAGTCGGCAGAGACTGGACGTATTACCTCAGACAGGAGGGGCACGACTTGACAAGATACAACTTTACTATAAACGGTATTTTGGATTTTGTAAATGCCGTAACCGATGGCGGTTATAATTCGATAAAATATATAAATTAAGCATTGAAATTATTATATTATTGTGATAAATTTAATATAATTTCTACTTATGTAGATAAATTATATTTTTTATCGCTTATATTTTTAAAATAAGGAGGTAAAGAATATGTTGAATTGGCAAGGTTTTAGAAACGTTACAGAAAACGAAAAGGAAGCAATTAATGCTGCACTGGAAGAGCTAAATTTCTCAGGGAAAACAACCGAAGAAATACAAGAATTAATAAACAATGACGTCATTGTTTTGTCGGATTGTCGCAGTGGGAAAACATGTATATGGTACCTTGATGGTGATGGCTTTGATTGCGCTGTATACGTTGATAATTGCGAAGTTCTAACAGAAGAACAAGAGCAAAAAGAATTATTGTAGAAAAAAGGGGGCGCACAGGTTGCGCCCTTTTGCCGTTCCTGGCGGGTCGTGGTTGGTTCAATTCCAGCCGGGCGGCTTTCTGATCTTTGATAATATAATATTGCTATATTTGCACCTGTGTGCTATGCTGTTCATGTATAGCTTTATTGACTGTATAGTTATATTCAATTGTGTGAATTGTTTGTGTAATTTTATGCAATTATATTATCTGTGACGGCTTATTAATTGCGCTTTTCTGCTGCCGTTTCTGGTGGTTGATCTTGCCCGGTTTTATACTGCTGTTGTATAAGTAAATATAACAACGCGTTTATTTGCGTTTTAAGGCTTTTTGAATGTGTGGACGTGTAAATCTATTAACAGCGACACGCAAAGCAGTAAACAAAAAACTATCGCGGAGACAATGGCATATTATAAGCCTGTCGGCGGTATTCTTTCGCCGTGTGGCTGATCCCGGTTTGGGTTATGTCTCACTTCACCACGTTGAAGTGTTTCAATTCTGTTCAAAGATCTGAATAAAACTCGCATGAAATTGAGAAAAAGTTGAGGAAAAATTTTTTGACCGTCCGAAATTTTCAGAATTATTTGATAGGGGGGGTATACATTAATCCGAATATTTTTTATAAGAATTTTTGAAAAATTAATTTTTATTTTTGATTTGATGCTATAACAAGGGCTTTGGCAATATAGTGTGATTGTCCTAACTCTTCTATCAACTTTTGTCGGGTCATGTCCGGATTGGTTCGTCTTATATATTTTAATATCTTATCTATGTTATCCATACATTCTATCTCCCATATATCCTGTTAATATATCAACAATTTCAAATACTTGGTCGCCGTATGTAGCAACAAAGTCACACAGCATCTCTTCCTGTTCTATCGGCATATATATGTTATATGACATGCAAACGCAATGACATAGTTCATGTATAATCACTTTACGTAGAAATGCCCCATGCAAACTTTTAGCCAAATATATGCAGTGGGTATTCATGTCTGTTACTCCCACGCTCATAGAGCCATCTGTACGGCTCAATAACGAGTTTTTATTGTCTACCCATACAATTTGCCATTGAATACTATTTAATTCAAAATTCAATCTATATGCCCCCTTAAAACGCAAGAGAGCGACTTTGCACTCCCTCACGCTTATATACATCATGTGTAATTGTTACAGTTTTGTTACAAGTGTAGACATTTTTGATTTGAGCATCGACCGCTCTTCCGGGGTCATGCTGCCGATCACATCTGTAATGTCCTCACTAACTCCTTTGAGGTACTTCTCAAGTTCCTGCATAGTTGTGTCTTTATCCTTATGCATTTCTTTAGCCTCGATGTATGATCTCCTCATCATGCCACTTTTGCCTTCTCTGCTGTCTCTTGTAGCAGTCGTTGGCTCTGTATAGTGCATTCTACCACTCATGCGATCAAGGTCTCTCATTCTTTCCTGCACTGGCTTATCTTCCCATGTCCTATAATCGTCTGGCATCTGATGATAGTAAGGAGGCTCTATATAACCGCGCCTTGTTCCTCTGCCTTTCGGCGCAAATCTGCCATTAGCATAGCGGTAGTTATCATAGAATCTTCTATCTGGATAATCTTCGTACTGTTCAACCATACGCATAATGTCCTCATTATCTTCTGATTTTTCCATAGCTTCAACAATTCTGTAATCCTTGTCAAAGCAAGCTATGTTCTTCGCTATTTCTGTAAAATCCTTTAAATCGTCAAGGTTCTGCCCCTCAAAATTATCTAATCCGATTGCTTCAACTTTCGCCTTGACACATTCCATAATCTGTTTAGCCCATTTATGCATATCATCAAGCCTCCCTTACTGCGATTAAGTTACTATTCTGCACTTCAATAGCCTGTGCCGATGTATTCTGCACCGCTACTGTACTGCAACAACCGCAAGGCACATCAATATAAGCCTGTGCCGACACATTAAAGAAATTCTCGACTGCGGCTGGGGTTACAATCATTCGTGTTGACTGCAAAGGCTCTCCATCTACTGCAATAGCAAGTGAGATAGCTTCAACTGTACCGCCTGTTGGTATCTGGATATTACCGCTATAGGATACTAAAAATCTTGCCTTGCACTGATTTGTAATGCCTCTTAGCTTGATAATTCCGCTTCCTTGTCTGTGAACTATGCATTTAGTGCCACATACCGGTGTTTCTGTAAATGCAACATCTTCGCCTGCGGAAACTGTTTGTAATGCAATCCCTGTTATCTCCATTATCTTTACCTCTCTTTCATAAAATAAGGGCAAACATATTTCAGTCTGCCCTTGGGTTAAAAGTAATACTGCATAGCAGACATAATCGAGTTAAACTCAATTAAGATACTCAATTATTCGCTTTTACGTAGCTGCTACTTTTAGCAGCCACAGCCTGCATTGCAACCACATCCATAAGCATAAGCATTAGGATTAGGCACAACATAAGCTGGAATAGCTGTAGGATTTACAGAGTTGACAATCTGCTGTGTTTGTGCTGTCATTGCAGTAGTCAGAAGTGCATTCTGTCTATCCTGTGATGCGGCGAGCCTTAAGCTATTGTTTTCTGCCTGTAATGTGGCTATCTTGTCCTGAGTCAGGAAATCAAGGATGCTTCTCGTGCTGTTCTCGATAGCCTGTCTTGTCTCACAAGCCTGTGTAGCCATGTTGTAGTTGGTGTCGCAGAAACCTCTCTCAATCTGTCTCTGAGTCTCACAGCAACAAGCGGCATTCTGAGCAGCCATGTTGTTAAGGGTTGCCTGAATAGCATTTGTGTTCTGCATACCAGCTACAGTGTCAGCGTTGATCGCCTGTTGTATGCCATAGCCTGTCTGCATGATATTTGTGTTAATGCCGTTAAAACCAGTAAGCATGCTGTTGTTCATGGCATAAAATCCATCACAAAGTCCGTTAGAAATGCCGTCTAACTTGCTGATAACTGCTGAATTATCAAATCCTCTCTGAATATCAGCTTGTGTAGCTGCTGTCGCAACATAGCCACCACCATTGTTGCCGCCAAAACCGCCAAATCCACCATTGCCCCATCCAAAGAGCAAGGCAAATACAACGATTATCCAAAGCCATCCGCCGTCAGCCCAACCACCATTGTTATTGCCATTACCATCAATGTTAGCCACTAAAGGTACGCTGGCACAATTTGAGTTTGAAAACATATTGTTACCTCCTGAAAATATATTCATAAAGATGTCACCTAGGTAATTTGCAAAGACATCTAATATGCTACTAATTACCAAATCTACTTTTTATCTGATTAAATACATCATCTGCATTTAATCCCTTTTCTTTGCACAAATTTCTCGCCATTTGCTCTATACCCTGTACGTTGCCTTGTTGTGCCATATTGATAGTATTTTTCATCATAGGATTACTCATAATCTGATTATTTCCCATCATCTGCTGTATAAACTGTTGTGGGCCAGCTTTCATCATTTGAAAAATGTTAATTGGGTTCACTCTTCGTCACCACCTTTACTTTGTGATCGCGAATTTTTCCTCTGAGAACTTGTTAATTTACTTTCAATTTCTTCGATTTTTGAATACAGATTATCTAATCTTGCTGTAATACCCTCTGTAACGCTTTCTGATAGGTCTATTTTAAATTTTTCTGCATCAAAAGTATTATTTACTGCCTGTGTCGGTTTTGTGTCTCTAACAGGCTTATACACGATTGTTTCAATTTGTCCTTCTGCGTTCCATCCCTTAACATAAATCTCAGACAAATCTTGTTTAGGGAAAAAAGCAGCGGTGCCATCCATTGGAACATCGTTTGCCGTTATCGCTTCTAAAGTTTGAACAACCTTACCTGTAAGTGGCTTTACTTGTGGCTGCATTACTTGTTGAGGTTGCTCTACTGGCATAGGCTGAACCTGAGATTGTGGCCTAGTTGTCCATGGATTGTACATTTGGGGTGTATAAGCCATTTGCGGCTGACTATAAATCATATTTTGATAAGGTGCCTGTGCTATCATCTGATTTCTCCTTTTCAAGTTCTTCGTCAATTGCGTGTATCATTGTCGATTGATATATAAGTGGCACTTTTGCCACATCTTCCCTAGAAAAAATACGTTCCAGCATTTCGTCGGTAATCATAAGCCACCTCCTATAACCCTATTTTTGCATAAAAAAAGAGCGGTAACGAGTTCGTTATCCGCTCATAATCAGCTCACCAAAGTGTCATTATTGTATCACCCGGTTTATCTTTCGGTCTACCTGATGTGCTATCCGTTTGATTGTCGACACACTCATATTCATCAACTCGGCGCACATTTCATATGTGTATTGTTTGTTGCGCAACTCATACAGTTGTAATTCTCGCTCTGTGAAGTTAGCATTTAATCTTATGTACTCATATTCAGCCTTTATCAGCTTAGATATATCAATCATCAATATACCTCCTAAGTACACAATCAACATAACATATAGCCTAAAAAATAGCAATAAAAAAGACACATAATGCGTCATGTGTCAAAAAGAATGTAGTGTATATGCGGTATAGCACCACCTTAATGCCATAGG